GTATCGGAAAGTATCAGCATACCGTTTGCATTACACCGACCCGCCATTGTTAAGACTGCAACCCATACAAGTAAAAGTCTGTCACCGTCCGGTAATGACCTTAAATATTTGATTTTCGGATTGTCGAACATGTCCGTTGTGAGTTTGATCCATTTGACGTTTGACATATTCACACCTCATTAAGCAAATGCCATCTGACCGCCGTCTTCGGGAACTACATACAATCTCGGTTTCCGTTCGCCTACCTTGATTTCGGAGCAATTCGCTTCGATAATTGCCTTTGCCATGATCGGCACGACACTGTTTCCGATTCTTGCGACCTGCTGAGTCTTCGGGTACGGTTTCCAGTGATAGTCGTAAGCTATGATGTAATCCTTCGGAAAACCTTGCAGTACCTTCAATTCTTCCGGTTTAAGCATCCTCAACAGTACGTCTTCCAGAATGTACTTTTCCCCTTTGATTTCGATTACTGCGCTTGCGAGTCCGAACCTGTCCTTTGTGGTTATTGTCGGTAACGGTTCTTCAAGTGAAACTGTATTTTCACCACTTGAGTAATACTTGATTAACCACGCGGAAACCACACCGAAATGTCCTGCCGACGTAGTGATTGTGTGAAGCGGTTCGATTAATGTCTGTCCTGTTCCGCTTTTGTAAAACTTCGTTATGAAAGCTGTTACGAGTCCGTACCTGTCGGATGTGTCAATCGTCATTATCGGAGAGTCAAGCGTCTGACCTCTTGCGTCACCCTTCTTAGTTTCGGAGTGATACTGAATCATGTACGACACCGCACGACCGTCTTTGACGATATATGGATTCGGATTGTCAAGAACGAATTTCCGTAAACCGTTCGCAATCCTCGCCATTGTCTTCTCAGCAAGCGGTTTCTTCCTATTAAATATGGAAGTTCCTAAGTCCGACCAATCAATGTAGTCGCCACATTCAACCCACTTTTTCAGAAGACCACCGCCCTTGCAATGTGTAGGCGTAGGACAAATTATCGGCTTACCATCGTTCCGAAAAACACCGTACCAACGCTTTCTTGTCGTCGGTGCCCCGTAGTCAGCGGCGACCAACTCCCATGAATTGAAGTTGTAGCCAAGCGACTTCATAGCATTGATGAACTTCCAATATTCCTTGCCCTTCTCGGACTTTATCGGTCTTCCGTTCTCGTCTAAGTCTCCCCACTCCTGTATCTCTTCGACGTTCTCCATAACAATTACGTCGGGATTCAAGACTTTAGCATGTTTGTAGACCGCCCACGGCAAGATTCTTAATCCGCTGTTTCTCGGTTGACCGCCTTTCGCTTTGGAATGACTTGTGCAATCCGGTGAAGCCCATACAAGCGCCACATGCTTGCCCTTCGTATACTTCAAAAGGTCTACTTCAAAAATGTCTTCTGTGAGATGCAGCGTATGAGGATGATTTGTCTTATGCATCAATATCGCTTGCGGATCGTGGTTTACTGCAATGTCCGGTGAACGACCTAACGCCATTTCAATTCCAACCGATGCGCCGCCCCCGCCGGCAAACATGTCAATAATCAGTCCGTCACGCATTTTTGTTTTCCTTTATCATTAGTTTCTTCCTATATAAATACTGTCAATTTGTGTCCGTGAGTTTGATTGGTCTGTAGTAAGCTGACTTTCGCCAAGGTTCATAGTCGTCAAAGTTCTTAACGCTCCAAAACAGGAACCTGTTATTAACCCACCTTTGTAAATGATGTTGATACCCCCCCTGTGGAACGTGAGTTCTGTCATAACACATTACATAAGGTGCAAAATCCAAACTTCTCAGAAACATGATTCTGTCCATGTCCTGTTCTGGTGTAGTATCGAAATTGAATAGCACGTAGACTTGAACTTTATTTCTTCCCCATCCCGTAACCTCTTTGAGTTTTCGGAACTTCGGTTCAATGATTTTCTTGTCTTGATAACGGTCATAAGCAAAGTGAATAGACTTAATTTTTATTTGCTTTAAGTACCTTGCTTTTTCTTCCGTCATGAGTCGTATGTCTACGCCCTGATTGAAGTCAACATATGCTTTGCTGTCGATAAGCTGTTGCAGTATGTCTTTCCAATCCTTGCAGGCTAATACGTTCGGATCGCAAAGTGAAATATATTTTTGACCGTTCCAAAACTCCGACAAATCGGCAACCTTGTGAGAACATAAACCTTCTTTGTCTTTTACGTGACAGAAATCGCATCCTCTCGGACAACCACGACTACAAAATCCGTATGCCGTATTTTCAATGTCTTTGACCTTGCCATAGTAGATTGAATAGTCGGGATAGATATGTTCAATCTCCGACGGAAGTTGCAAGTCCTTCGACTTATCGTACTGCTCTTTTCCGTTTACAAGGCTTATGCAATATCCGCTACCGCCTTTTATTACTTCGTCAGCATCAACAAAGTATTCGTAATCTGGCGTGAAGCTAAACACCTTTGCCATGTAGACCTTGTCCATATGACCGCTGAATAACGGCTCGTACCACTCCACCGAATCTCCTTGCTGTTTATGCCACGCTGAAATCTTCATCAGCGGAATATTCGGGTACGGGTGCTTTTCTCTGTTGTCTACATCAATCAGCCCGATTCTCATAACATCAAACTCAACTGTCCTTCAACTCATATGTTACAAGTCTGTATTTCCCATCCTCAAGTTTATCGAGTTTTGCCATAGCCTCTTCCGGTTTCTTGTAAGCACCGCCCCGTGCATTGAAGATGATTTCGCCTGTCGCAATGTTTTCGATGGCATAGAGTTTCGTGATTTTGTTTGGAACTTCCGACAGTAATCTTTTGTAGTCTTTCAGATAAAAAGCAATGTTGCTGAATATCGAATCTATCCCTATACGATTCCATACACCCGTATATCCAAGCCTTGTGCGAATTTCAACGCCCTTTTCCGCTTTGTCCTCGCAAAACCCAATCGCTTCATCAATCGTAATCATGGTTTGGACTCTCACCCCCTATTCATCATCTACAAGGCACAGCGTATTTCTGAAATGTTCCGCAAACTCATTGAATTCGTTCGGGTTACTTTCAAGCGTCTTCCATCTGACATGTTCCAATGCCATATAGGACATTCGCCATACAAGACGGTTAATTGCCAATCTGTCAGCTTCGACCACTTCATCACTGATTGTGCAAGGAAGTGTACCGCCGAATATCTGCACGTTTGTCAGCTTCACGACATATCTCCGGCAAATTTCATCATGGACAATTTCACAACCTATGCCGTGCCTTGCTAATCTGGCTTTAAGTTTCTTTGAAAGAAAATCAGCCATCAGTCTTTCCGTTCAATATCTCAAGTGCCTTGTCTATCGCGTCCCGTGCATCTTTGGCAAGTAAAGCGACCTCAGTCACTCTTTCATACCTCGTTACTTTTGGAACAGGATTTGTGTAACCGTATCTTCTCGGTTCTCTGTACAACGTGGCTTTGATTTCCGTTGAATCATCCTTGACGGCGACAACGTAGAGTGCCATTTCACCAAATGCATCACAGAAGTCCGTTTCAACGGGTTCCATAGACCAACCGATTCCGAATCTCTCAGCGGCTTTTTTAGCGATTTCTTCACTCGTACACGTAAGTTGGTACATTCCTGCTGAGTCAAATACATTCCAGACGATCATATTTACGCTCCTTCCGTTGAGTCACCGACACATTTCTCAAATTCATCTGTGACTTCGGCAATCATTGTCACCGCTTCTCTCAGAGTAAAATCTTCCTTGTCGATACGGCGTTTTACGGCATCGTCACGGCAAGCAATGACCGCGTTTTTCAGTTTGCTGAAATAACCGAGAGATTCATAGGCGTCACGAGCCTTACCTGTTTCCTTGTCGATTTTCTGCTTACCGCCCGTAAGATACCGTGCGTGGTAACTATCCGGCAAAGAAACTATCACGTACTTTTTGTTAATCTTAATCATCTGCCGTCACCTCTCCGTATTTTGCTTTCCATGCCTTTGAACGATAGACCTTTTCTGAAATCAACTTTCCGGCACATTCAATGATCCTGTCGGAGTTTTCGTCAAGCCACTCCTTGAGAATCGCTTCGGCACGCGCCGCAAGACACATTTCAACTTTGTTGGTGTAGTACGGTGTGTGCTTCTCGATAATCAGCTTCTCGATGTCGTTCTTAATCTCACCAATAATCTGCTTTTCAGCCGTAGCCATAATCTGCTTCTGAATGGCTTCATCATCAACGCTGACGCCTATCTGAATTACATGTTCCAATTAATCACCCCTTTCAAACAAAATCCTTGACCTTAATCTTTACGATAAGTCTGTCGTGGTTACGATCATAGAAGTCAACCACCGGACGACCTACGACACCTTCCATTTCGTGAGCCGTATTGAGAATCGACCTCGGTTTTGTCTTGATGAACTCGACCGCTTTTTCAATCGTATCGACCATGACAACGGGAACTGCCGGAACTCCAAAGGACTTTGCAATCGCTTCTATCGCGTCACGTTTCAGCCATGTATCGGAATCGACCATGTATACGTCGAACAGAATAAAACCGCAATCATCGGCAATGTAGTTGCCACCGCCATTCTGAATTTTCGCACCGTAACCTTCTCCGAAAAGAACGACCTGCTTCTCACCGAAAGTTTGTTCAAACATTTCCTCGGCTTCATCCGTTCCAAAAATAGAAATCAGCTTGTTCGTAAGGCGTGCCGGAATCTGCGCTCTTTCCGTCCTGCCCTGATATGCGACCTTGTGACCGTCCCATACGACACCGATATTTGTGCCGTCGATTTTCTCCGTGAAAATCCAATCCTTGTCTTTAAGGAACTCTACGGCTTCACTACGGAAGTCACCCTCAATGAGTTTCTTTGTGCCGTCAATGTCTCTCTTATAGACGGTTTCAATCTTTGTATATGCGTTCAATTACTCACCTTCTTTCGTTAATCTGTCGTATTCATCAATCCACATCTGAGCCGTATAGCATCTGTGCCTTTTGATTTCGCCGAACAGTTCCGAATAAGTTATTCCGTACTTGCGTTCAACCTCTACGCGAACATTGTTTGCATTAACGATGGAAAACTGTCTCATAGATGGCGGTATGTACGCTTCTGTCTTATCGTATTTTGACCGCATACCGCTCAACGTCCTGTCGTAATGTTCTGTGCGACTCATGTACTCACATGCGGCTTTGTATAACTTCTCGTTGACTTTCAGACTAAGCATCGTTATCATTCACCCGTTTGTAAAAAATCAAATATGCTTGTCTGAGCCTGTTCATCTTCAAGCGACTTCATATTCTTTACCGCCTGTTCAAAATAAGCGTCTTTCAGTTCAATGCCGATTGCTCTACGCCCCATCTTTACCGACTGATAGACTTCTGAGCCAATACCCATGAACGGAGTGAACACTACGTCGTTCGGATTGGAGTACAGATTCACAATGCGTTCAATCACATCCAACTGCAACGGTGCGATGTGCTTTTCAGATTCTTCATCCGAAAACATGCGGTTCAGTGTGTTGCTCTGATTAATGTCGTTCCACACCGGAGGCGTAAGTTCCCACGCAGGTGAAGCTACATTCTGCCAAAGTGATACAGGATAGCTTTCATTCGTATGTGTTATCGGTTCGGGATTGTCGCCTTGTTTCCGCATGAACACGATGTAGTCCGGCATACCCATTCTGCTCTTTGAACTGTCCTTTTTAATCTGCTTATGAAGCAGCCCCAACGCTTTTGTTCTCTGCATTTCCGTGACCGGATTCTTCCAGATTGTGACCTCGCTGTGATAAATGAATCCATGTTTCTGAAAGCATCTGATTAAGTCACCGCGAAAATCTTTGATACCGATATAACCGTCGCGTTCTTTCATTGCCGGAATGTTCATGCAATGCACCGCCATGATTCTCCCTGGCATCAGAATTCTGTAAAGTTCCTTTACGATAAAATCAAAGTGCATAAAGAATTCTTCGTCGTTTCTTGAATTCCCCAAATCACGATCACTGTTTGAATAGGTGTAAAGTGAAGAGAACGGTGGCGAATACACAATCAGTCCGACACTATCATTTGCCACGCCCTTAATCACTTCTGTTGTGTCACCGCAGTACATAGCGTATCTATCTGTTATGTACTGGTCTTTTACGTTCATACCCATACCGGCATCCTCATTTCCTTCCTCGGCTTATATGTGTCTACAATCCTTGTCGTGTGTTTGATTTCCGATAACGTGACTTCTCTCATAAGCGCGGTCATTTCCTTTTGCATTTCATCCATCTGAGATTGTTTCCGTTCGATGTTGTTGAGTATGCTTACTTCCTTCTCAGAAAGAATGATGTAGACGTTGACTTCCTGTGTCTGTCCAAATCTCCAACAACGTCTTACTGCTTGATAAAATCTCTCATAGCTGTCTGACAATCCGCAAAATATCATGTTGTGGCACGATTGAAAGTTACTTCCGAAGCCGAATATTGACGGTTTGCTCACAAGGCAATGAATGTTCTTTTCCGCAAAATCAATACTTGCCTTTGCTTTGTGTTCCGGTTCATCAGAACCTTTGACCTCAACACTGTCACGGCATTTCTTTGATAACATCGACGATTCATCGTTGTAGTCCACCCAACAGAGCCATGTTTCGTCTGAACCATTTGCAAGATTAGAAGCCTTGTCTGTCCTGTCTTCCATGGACTCTTTTCTTGCTTCGCGCCGTTCCTGTAATGTCTCAGCCACTTTTGCAAACAGCTCATAGTCACCGACCTTTGATCGTGTGAGAATCGTCTTGATATGAAGTTCCGGCAAATCATATCCGTCAATCTCATATCCTAATTCGTTCGGATTGTTAAAGCATACCGCCCACGTTGCCATCCATTCCCAAAACTTACTGCGTCCAGACTTCTTCAATCGCCAATCGGATGTTTTACCGCCATCATGGATAAAGTACGTTGCAAGCATTTCCGTCCTGCTCATAATTCCTAAGAATTCGCACGTAGTTCCTATCTCAGTAAAGTCATTCGGAGCGATTGTTGCCGAACAAAGCAGTTTGTACGGAGTCTTCCGAAACAGTTCCGTAAGTTGCCCTGTCGTCTTTGATGTGAATGATTTAAGGATTGATGATTCGTCAAGCACAATTCCGGAAAACGCAGATACGTCAAAGTGTTCAATCATTTCATAGTTCGTTATGTTTAGACCGTCTTTCACATCTTCTTGCGTTCTGCAAACATGCACGGTTTCAATTCCGAACTTCTCAGCTTCTTTTGCCGTCTGATTGACTACGGAAAGTGGAGCAAGTATCAACACTGATTTTCCGGTATGAACGTGGACTTGATGTGCCCATTCAAGTTGTATGATCGTTTTTCCGCAACCGCACCCTATGAGGATTGCTGACTTTCCTTTTTTCAAAGCCCACTTGCATAAGTCCTTTTGGAAGTCAAACATGTTGTCGTTCAATTCCGATTTATCAATGTCGAATCCGGTAGGCGTAGCAACTATGGCTTTTGTCTTTAAAAACTCTTTGTAATCCATTTGCTTATCTTTCCGTCAACAGTTCTACCATCACCCGTGCAGCATCTTTCGGTTTTGCGAACACGACTTCAATGCCGTACTTTTCCTGCATCGTCCGTAACGCTTTTGCAAGTGTCTTGCCGGACGCCGGCGGTTGCTTCGGCAGAGGATATTTCAACTTGTAACCTTTCGCCTGTCGTGCTTTCATGACGAAATACTTCTTTTCACGGGGATTAACCCAATGTTCCAAATCGTCAAGGTTCTTGATTTTCTCGTCCTCAACTAAAACGTAAAACTTGCAACCGCATTTCTGAGCGAGTATACATTCATCACGGAACCGTTCGTGTGATGCAGTAGTCGAACAGACGTTTCCGCAAATCTCGTCAATCGAATTCTTACGGTCAACTGCAACCTTTATGTCTCCGACCAAATCAGCTTTTTTCAGCTTCGCACCTCTCCGATCAATCGTCTCTTGCATCTGGTCTGTGATTATGCAGTAATCGCCAAAAATCATAGGAATAGGAACAAGCTCATATCCCATGCGTTCTAATGACATGTGGTTTTTCAAATTTGACTTGTAGTGCGAACCGGATTGAACTTGATTCTTGTCAACTCCAATTTTCATACACTCGACTCCCCTTCCTACTTCGCCACTGTTTTCTCTCAAGCACAGGAATTGACAACGCATGTTCTGGCGCCCAATGCAATTTTTCTATCCTATCTTTGATAACGCTTCTTTCAATTCCGAGTTTTTCAGACCACTCTGTTATGGTATGCGTTTCGCCGTTAAACGTTATAAAATGGCTTCTTCTCGTATTATTGGCTTGTTCTTTGAGCGTAGCCCATCTGCAATTAGACGGTTCGTAATTGCCGTTGTTATCAATTCGATCTATTGTCAACTCGTCGTTATACCCGTTTTCCATAGACCATTTATAGAACGCAATAAAGCTGTTTTTCCATTCGTCGCACACTTCAACTCCACGACCGCCCCACTCTTTGTAGCGCGGATGTGTTTTCGAACAACACCGGCCTTTCATGTTTGACCAAATACCATAGAGCCTCGTGTTTGTCATTCCATGTCGCTCTCTTGCGTGACTTCCCTTCTGTACCTGGTTCTTGTCAACCGCTATTCTCATGCGTAGTTGTCACCGCCTTTTCCGGTTAGTTCTGTCGGAAGAACGACCTCTACCCCTGCTCCGACTTTGAGTGCGTCCATTACGTCAAGCCAATCAATTTCGTCGTTGATTAACAGGTCGGAATATTCATCAAACGCTTGCTTGAACCGCGCAAGTCTGACCTTGCCCCATCCAAACGTTTCCCACAAAATCAACATGCTCATTGCGAAAATCGTCTGAATGGTGAAGTTCTTAATGTCGGTTGATGCCTTTGCCAATTCTTTCTTAATGATTGGAACGACTACACCGCTTTTTCTTCTGAACCGGATTTCTTTCAAGATAGCTTTTGCAGTTGGGGAATTCTCGCCTTCCTCATTGCAAGCAATTCGATATGCCATATCAAGTCCTTGCAGTCTTGCTTCGGCTTCAATGTCTCGTTTGCTCATACTTTGGCGTCCCACCCCGTAGTAAGCATCATCCACGCTCCTGCCAGTTCCATGCCGTAATTTGCTATCTCGTCCTGTGTGGAAGCCTCTAAGATGCACTCAACAACGGTGTCGATAAACTCTCTCTGAGCCTTTGTCACGAACTGGGTTTTATTCCACTCTTCCGCGTCTTCATAGTCGGCAAGTTTGTCGATAGCTTTCTGAACTTCTTCACCGTTCCATAAGACTCCGCAACCGATAGCGTCACGGTCTTTCATTGTCAGTCTTTCAGACACGTTTCACTCTCCTTCCCCAGGACCGTTCCCATCCGATTTCAGCAACGATCCTTGCATATTTCTTTGCGTTCTTGAACTCGTCTTCCGGTAAAAGCATTGTCACAATTCCCTGCTCGTCACGTTCCGTTTCGATACCACGCTCATGCAACGCCTGTTCAAATTGTTCTGTTTTCATTCTTAACCTTCCTCAAACTCCAAAAGTTCACTCGGAGTGCCTTTGAAAATCGGTTCTTCCTTATCGAACATCCGAACTTCAACGGTGATGCATTCGTCTGTCGGTGTACCTGCGTATGACAAGCAATGCGGTTCAAGAATCACTTCGTAGTTGTAATCTTCGTCTGCTTCACAACCGCAATCGAGATATATGTCTCCGGTTTTTGTCTTGACATCTGCTATCCATTTCGCGGCAAGACAGCCGATTCCGTTTGCGTAATCGTGCTCGTACTGCTTGTCATTGAAAATACCGTTAATGAGTTTCATCGGAATGAGCCATTTTGCAAGGCTATGACCTAATCCGTCGATATATCCATCAAAGTGTTTCCTCACGCGAACAACAGGTTCGTACCCTCTTTCGCGGAATGCGGTCGTACTTCTTGTTGACATTTGCTCTCCTTCCTGCTTAACCGCCCATATTTGGGAACGGGCAATCCCAATACCAATCTTCGTATTCAATCACGTTGCTGATTACCCTGTCGCAATTCCTCAACGCAATAACTTCTTGACAGAACTGCGCTCCACATTCAACGCCGTACAGCTTAATGTCGATGTTGTATTTGTGTGCATTGTCTTTCCACAACTCCAACTCTCTGTCGTCCGGTGTCACGCTAAAAGACCATGCCTGTTTGATTTTTATGCAGGCTATTTCTTCGTCTCCGTACATATAAAGATAATCGTCTGTTACGAACGCTCTGCGTGTTCCTTTGATGTATGGTTCATCCTTGAACGTGTACTCCGTGTATTCGCCGTCGGAGTTGCATTTCACCTGTTCTTCAAGCGTCTTCTTTTCTCCGTGGTAGCTACTTATATCAAGTTCGTTATCAAGAAAACGCTTTATGTCTTCACGCTTTCCGCGCAATTTCATTGTTCCTTCAATCCAGTTCGGCATCTATTCTCCTTTCATGTATTACTTGTTTCCGGTACAGACGTAAGTTCGTACAACCCGACAGAACATTTTTCGCCAAAAGCATTTATTACATCTGTCTTTGTCGAATTTATCCCGTACCCCATCTGTCTCAGTTCGTGAATCCTCGCTGACAGACGGTAAATCCCCAACTTGCTCCACGACTCCAAAGGTGTAATCCTTTGATGTGCAAGCAGGTATTTCCGTAACCGTTGAACCTGTGTCGGGTGCTTTTCGCCTTTTGCGTTCACCTTTCTTTCCTTTCTTTCCTAAACTTTGTCGGAATTCCTCGCCCTTTAAGGCACTTTCATAACGGTTGTCGTACCGTTCAAATTTTATGAAATGCATACACGGTTGACCGTCTTTCCGGCATGAGCATCGGTGCAACTGTGCAAGCGGATATGTGAGTATCCCTTTGTGAGCCTTGCAGTAGCCGTACATGTTCTCCGGCTTTGTCTTCTTACCGTCAATCGTCACGTAGGATACTCCATACGCTTTATCTGCCATTTATCTGAACGGTACTTCCTCGTCGCTCAAGCCATCGGGAATATCCATAAATCCGTCACTTGTCGGACTTGCCGGACTCTGTTCCGACTTGTTTGCTTTCTCCGATGCAGCTTTGCTTTCCGCAAACTCAACGCTATCGACCATGAGCGAATCGCGGTAAACTTTGACTCCTTCCTTGTTCGTGAAGTTGTCGTTCTGCAACTGCGACTGAACTACGAGTTTCGTTCCTTTGTGGCAGTATTTTTCAAGGAACTCAGCCGTCTTTCCGAATGCTTTGAAGTTCAAGAAGTCTGCCGTTGCCTGTCCTTCTCTCTTGAATTTCCTGTCAACTGCAAGTGAGAACATTGCTACTGCTTTGCCGGACTGCCCGTACCTTACTTCGGGGTCTCTTGAAAGTCTTCCGATGTGAATACATAAATTCATTTGATCTGTTTGCTCCTGTTCCGACCATCCGTTATCCGAACGGACAATCTTTTCTAAGTTCAAGCTCTAATTTTGGTGTCGCTACAAGCACGTTCACGCCTGTCTCAGCCACTTTTTTGACATTGGTAACTAATTCTTCAGTGTTGCAAGAATACTCACTCAGATGTCCTAAAATGATATTCTGCAAGTCACTTGTCTGGTTGGCTTTAATGAAGTCGATTGCTGTTTGCTCGCTCATGTGACCGCTGATTACGTGCGCTTTCTTTGCGTCGCTGATAGGTGCGTATTTTTCTTGATAGTTGACTCCGATAAGCATGTGATTGAGTCTCAGCTTCGTGAATCGCCATTTACAGAATTCACAGTCTGTTAAGTAGACCATCTTACCCATTTCATCATGCTCTATCAGGAAGCCGTATACCGGACATTCTGTACCGTCTCCATTGGTATGAACAAATGCTCCCATCGAGTTTGTCAGCGGAAATGATTTGATCCTGTAATTTCCGAAAACAACTTCTCGCCGGTGTTCATCAAGTTCAAACGGTGAGAATACTTCGACACCCATCATCTTTAACTTCGGGGCAGAGGCCACATGGTCTAAGTGGTGGTGAGTGACTATGCACCCAACCACGTTTGTTATGTTCCAGTTGATAAGCCGACATAACTTGCCATGCGATACTCCTGCTTCGATTAGAAGGACTTGACCGCTACTGTCTGTCAGTGAATAGCAGTTGCCCTCGCTGTTACTTCCGGCACATTTCAGAACGACCATTCATCTGCACCCTCTTCGGTCTTTTCTACACCTCTCACCCAAAGTGACTCGTAGACGCATCCGTCATTGCAAAGAAGGTTCGTGCCGTTGATTTTCTCAATCCTTAACGGCTTGTCAGCAACCATGTGTGAAGTCCACGCTTCGGAATGAACAAGGTAGTTCTCTTTCGGATTACGGAAGACCACCCAATCTCCGACTGAATACGGCGGTTCGGTTCTGACCTTCGTCATGCCGCTTGCAAGAAGCCCACGCCCACCGCAGTCAAACCCATCAAGCCAAATGAAAGGAGACTCAATCTTAGTTACCTTGCAGATTCGCCCTTTCTCTTCGACATGTTTAAAGATTTTTCCACTGAGGAAAACCGCATCGCCAACGTTTATCTGCTGAGAACAGCTATGAAGGCTTTCCAGTTTCTTCTCTTCTTTGACCTTCTTTCCTTTTTTCTTCTGCACAACCGTTCTCTTCTCAACAAATTTCTTGAGAGCCGTGCGACTGCCGTACAGTTTCTTTGCAAGTGCCTCTTCAAACGCCCGTAAATCGTCGGGTTCGTCGGAATCCTGGCATGTAACCCTCGTTACCGTTCCGTCCCTCCAGATAACCGTCGTGTACTTGCCGTTCCGCTGAATCTTGCAGTCTTCCCAAAAGTGGACTTCCGGCTTCGGCTTCGGAATAAGACCGCCTGTGGCAAAATCCATTCCGACATACATCGGAGTAAGCATTGGAGCCTTAATGACTCCTGTTTCAATGCCCTCGCCAACTGCTTTTCTTACGACTTCTGCGATAGATTCAACCGTCTTACCGCTTCTCCTTCCTGCTTCATACATCTCAGTCATAATGCAACTTCCTTCTCTTTCGTTCGGCTTCAGTTCTTGTTCTGTCCAACTTGTAGTTGATAGGATTTCGGAATTCCTTTTCGCGCCTTTTGCGTTCTTCTATCTCAGCCTTAAACGCCTTGTAGTCCTCGCAGTGATCGTGACACCCTAAGTACCGCTTCTCACATCCTCTGCAACATGTACTCACGAATCGACCACATCCGTTTCCGTATCGACTGTTTCTGCTTCGACTTCGACGACTTCACCTTCCTCAAAGTCTACGGAATTCGCTTCGCTTTCGACCTCTTCACGCGAAGCCTTGTAGGTATCGTCAAGTTCAAGCATTGAACGATTGGCGATTGAATTCATATCCTTCGGGAAGTTCCGAATAGCGTTGTTGCGCATCTTACGGATAATCATGCTTTCCGGCGTATCGAGCCATGCCGGACTCATGTACGGTCTTGCGACTTCGCAAGCAAGCATTTCGTCTACCGTTTCGCACTTCCGCAGTTCCGCGAATATCTCTTCCTTCTTTGCCTTAATCTGCTCTTTCTGTTTTGGAGTCGCCTTGTAGGAACTCTCAGCAAGCCCAAAAGTCTCATTCAGCAGATTGTTTTTGATGTGAGCAAAGAAATTGGTCTTTACTCCGTCACGTTCCGCGATCAAATACTGTTCCGTTCCGTCATTGAGCAATATCGGATAGACGACTCTGACAACCTTATTGGAAAGTCCTTTTTCTTCCCATTCCGGTGGTTCCATCCTCATGCCCTTGCGCTTCGGATAAGTGAACTCGTCACCCTCTTTCACAAGCCAACACGGATAGACTGTTTTGACCTCGACTCCGAAATTACGGAGCATGGCATCGTTGCCGTTGCCCTCAACGCCCATTTCGACGACTTTCACATACTTGTCACCGATTTTCTTGTTGCGAAGCTGAAAGTAGCACTCACGCGGTACCGCATTGGCATTGAGTTTGAGCGAAGCTGCCTGTGCGACAACTTCTCTCAGATTCGATGTGTCAATCTGACTGAGACTTGCCTTATCCGTCTGCTGAACCAGATGAAAGATTGAAGTCATAGCGTTCATAGCGCATGTTCTTGAGTATTCATCGAACGTAACGCCTACGCTTTCATAGTCCCTTCTGACAAGTCCTGTGACCTCGTTCGACCACTGACTCAGCGCAGTTGTGAATTCATTTTTCTGCTGTTCTGCCATATCACATGTTCTCCGTAAAATGCTTCACAATCGTGTCGATTGCTTTCTTGATCTCGTCGTCCTGCTTATCTCCGGTTTCCTTGCGTTCTCCATCGGTTTTATCCTTCAATTCGTTCGCAAGTTTAGCCATGAGATTTTCAATCTCTTTATTAAGTTCCTTCTCCGTCATAAGACCGACTTTCATGGCATGTTCAATGTCCTCTTTCTCAAACGCATCCAGTTTCATTAATGCGTTCGTAATCTTTGAGTAGTCTGTCATAAGGTCAACCTTGCTACCTACGACCTTTATTGTTCCGTTCTTTGCTTCGATCAATTCTGTTCACTCCTTTCTACATCATCTATAACAGTTGCCGGAAAAAATTAAGCAGTCTCGATTTTCTGCTCAACTTCCTCGATTGCATCTTTAACAAGTTCCAATTCCTTGAGAAAACTGTACTTCGACGCAAGCCGTTTGAACTCATAGAGCGCATTTTCAAGAACGATTCTTCTGCTTTCCTTATCGGAGAGAGCCTTGTCAATCGACCTGTACTGACCTGCGTGTTTCGGGTCTGGCTTGACCGTGTTCACAAATGCCCTTGCGTAAATCGGCTTCTTCTTTTCTTCCTGTTCTCTCAGTTCATCAGCAGTTACCGTCTTGATTTCAAGCTGAACTTCTTTTGCCGGAACTTCGACAATCTCAATCTGAATGTTTCGGATAATCTCGCTACTCTGTTCAAGTCTGTACTTCTCAGCGGCAATCGCGTCGTTCCACTCAAACATATTGTGTGTAGGCGAACTCACCGGACGCGACTCTTCCAAGAATGACTCTTTGGTAACTTTTCCATCTCTTTCCTCGATTTTCTCCATTGTCTTTCCGACAACATCAGCAGGTACTTTGTACTTGTTGACTAAGTACGAATACTGCTTTGCGACCATTCCTACCAACTTCTACATCAACTCCTTTCTGGCTTTCCAAGCCTGCCTTGCCAAGCCATGCCCCACACCGACTTACCATGCATAACCATGCCTTACCGAGCCTGCCATACCGGAACTTGCCTCGCCCGGCCATACCGCACCATACCTTACAACACCTAACCGAACCAAGCCTGCCTTACCGAACCCCGACTTGCCTTGCCGTAACGCACCTCGCCAAACCGCGCCAAACCTGACCAAACCTTTCCACGCCGACCACGCCATGCCTGCCATACCACAACTAACCATTCCGAACCACGCCAATTTATTTTCAAGAAGATTGCTTACTTAACCATTTCAACATGGTACATGCCGTTTGTTCCGTCCTTCTCCGGTCTCCACTCTCCGATGCCACAAGCAAAACCACCTGCGTTGATGCAGTTGATAATCTGCTCAAGAGTCATACCGCCGTTCTTGTTGTACTTGATTTCGCAGTCAATGTACCAATCCGAAAACTCTGCTCTGTATCTCAAATCTGCGGAACCCATACCGATACGAACCATGTCTTCTCTCTGCTCCGGCACGCATCCTTTGATTTCGGCATATTCACCGTCCTCTGTCTGAATGAAGTACGTTCCACGGAGCGACATCTGATTTTTAACCCATTCGAGTCGGTAAGCCGCGCTGTTCGCCGCCTGTTTGATCGCGCCAACCGGAAAACCGAACCTTGCTCCGTTCTCGATTGCTTTGTAGAAAAGTTCCGCAAGTTCATCGTCGTTATCTGCCACCGGCTTCTCTGTGAGCCAATAAAGGCTGTTGACGAACTCGTCAAACGGTCTACGGATTTCCTTTGCCTTATTCTTTGTCTTCTTCTGCTGAGTCTCAAGCATCTGACGCTTCGCCTTTTCGCTCCATGCGTGAACGATAAGCGGAGAATCGCCTACGATTCTGATGCGCGCTGTCGCTATCTCTACCGGAAGAATCTGAACTGTTGCTTCTGCTTTCTTTGTTGCCATGTTTTTTCTCTCTCTTTCTTTTTTCTATTTCGGGATTTCCCGATTACATATTTTGTAGGCTATGTTATCCGAGCCTGCCTTGCTTCGCCCGACCTTGCCGCACCCTGCCGCACCATACCTCACCTTGCCGCGCCTGCCAAGCCCTACGCTACCAGACCTCGACTCGCCATAACACGCCCAACCATAACTCGCCAAGCCTGCCGAACGTTGCCATACCCCGACTGACCTTGCCTCACCACAACGGAACACGCGCCACCAAACCATGACTGACCGCACCGCGCCGTACCGCGCCCATCCTAACCATACCTCGCCTGCCACGCCGAGCCAATCCACACCTCGCCAGACCTCGCCCGTCCTTACCGTGCCATTCCTGCCGCGTCTTATTTCGCCGCCAACTTCTGTCCGTCAACCGCGCTCAATGTAATAAGCTGAGTATCAAGCTGAATACGCTCCGATGTATTTGAAGTCAACGCCTCTGCGTTATCGAGCCAGACGGGATATCTCTCACCGTAGAAGTTCTGCAATCCTTCGACAATATCCAACTTTCCGAGAATGACTCTGCCGGTATTCGCTTCATCTACCATTGATTTGCCATCAATGTAAGGCGTACAACGGTCTGTCAGAATCTCGCCGTTTGCCTGCGTCTCAAAGAGTACCCACTTGACAAGTTTGAAATGCGAATTGATCTGTTCGGTCAGCATTTCATTCTTTGCCATTTCAAGCTGCTTGACTTCATCGAGAATACGTTCCGCGTCAAGCCTTGCCTGTTCGTACTCCTTACGTTTCCTCTGCAACTCTGCAATCTGAGCGTCGATACGTTCATTGTTCTCTGCCATGACAATGCGCTTCATAGCACTGTCGCGTCTTGCACGAATCTCAGCCGACCGAGCAATCAGTTCCTTCTTGCGAACGTCGCTTGCCAACTGCATCTTTGCTTTCAGTTCCGCAACCTTAACGTCGATAGCCTTTGTTGTCTCGTCCTCACGGATAAGCGGTTTATCTGCCGGAATCTCAGCCCTCTCGTTCTTAATCTCGATCATTTCAGCCGTAAGTTCATCTACCTTGTTAAGCTGTTCATCGAGTTTTGCCTGTGCCTTGTCTCTCAGTTCGGAATATCTCTTTCCGTTTGCGACAATCGTTTCAAGTTCTTTGGTTTTCTCAGTCTCAAAGTTCGCCTTGATTTCAGCGACCTTCTTCTCACTGAATCTACGCTTGCAAGTCGGGCAAACGGTTTTGGACTCGTCGAACTTAGAAGTCTTAACCTGCTTGTACTTTCCTGCTTCGTTCTTAACGGCTTCATCCATGCGTTTGACTTCGTATTCCGCATCGACAACATTGCGCTTTACTGTCGCTATTCTTCCGGCAAGTGCATCTACTTTCATAGAAAGTTCGCTCATTCGACCGCGATTCTGCCAGTTGAAATCGTTGATTTCCTTGACAACCGCCTCAAGATGTGACCTCTTCTCTTCAAGAAGTTTGCTGATTTCCGCATTGATCTCGGCATTGGCTTCTGAACTGTTCAGTTCCGCAAGTTCCTTCTGAACCGCTTCAAGTTCTGCTGTTGCGAAGTCACGTTCCTTCTGTGCGGAATCCAGGTCTACCTCAACTTTTCCGGCATTAAGACCATCAATCTTATTGTCAATGACTTCGCCGGTTCTGCCATATTCAGCCGTGATTTTCCGTTTGGTCGAATTCTGCATAGCCACAATCTCTTCAAGCGTATGCTTGAGAAGCAACTGTGCAATTTCGACCATTCCGGCTTTTTCAGCAACTTCCTTGTCGGACAGTTCTGTTGTCATTCCGAACAGCGTGTTGCGAATGGCTGTTCTTGCCTTTTTCTCCGTCATGCCCTTGAGGAACATGTTCGGGTGACTCTCTGACAGGAATCTCTCTTCGTTGAACGCCAAGTCAGCCAGATACTTGCTTACATCCCTCTGTGATTTCGGAACACCGTTTATCTCAAAGGAATTGGTCTTCGTGGTCTTTACCTTTCCGTCATTTCCGGTCTTCGTCTTTACTTTCTGAGCCTTGACGATTGATACCTCTTTTCCGTCAAAATCAAAGACACCTTCGACCTTCGTTACAATCCCATCGTCAGCACCGATAGGGCGAACATTGGGATTGCTGTTCAGTTCACTGTCAACGTCCGCCAAGAGCCAAAAGTAGGCTGTCTCAAGAGTTGACTTGCCGGAACCGTTCTCTCCGATAATGTGTGTCACGTCGCTGAATGTGAATTCCTGCGAGCGAACACCCTTGAAATTCTCAACGATCAATCTCTTTAACTTCAATGTCTTCTCCTTTCTCAAAATGCTCCTGTCGTAAATCCGATAATCATTACGACTACGGCAAAAATAAATGCTACGATGCCCCAAAAGATATCTCCGTCAACGCCCATCAAGCAAACGCTGAGTATCAGACAGAAAAAACTTCCGAAGTAGAGAATTGCCACTAACGCATTGCAACCGTCAAAGTCCTGTGTTATACTTTCCACATCTTCTTTTATCCAAGCCCCAATCGTACTCGCCATGCGTTTGAGGCTTCTTTTAATGTCAATCACGTTTCTCACCCCCTTATCATGTTAAGGACTTCCGTTGCTATCTCCCTCGCTGTTGGATATTCCTGCGTGATTCTCAGTTCCATTTCATATCTTGACGGTACGTACTTCGGAGCAAGTTCTGGGTAACTTTCAAGCAGTTCTTGATATTTCCAGTAATCCAAAAGGCAAGCCGTTCTGATAAGTTCCTTTGACCCACTTCCGATGTAGTTCAGTTCATCGTACCTGTCCGGCATGGATTTGATTTCTCTCAGCGTCCTTGAGATTGTCGCTTTACTCCGATCAAACTCTATCGCTGCTTCGGAAATTGTCATAAACTGTTTCATCAGTACCACTCCGTTATTCCTTGCTTGATTTCATCCCGTTCTCTTCTGTAACCGTCCTCTGCGCTTTCGTAGAATTCGCAGTTATATTTGTCCGGCTCGTTCTGCTTTGAGAAGTGCCGCTTGCCGCCTGTATCATCCCTGTCCATCAGATATGGATTTCGGCAATGATAAACCCATCCGTAGTCCGTTACCGCGTTGTGGTAGCAGGACTTACACATCGTCTTCTTCGCCATCATCCGAAAAGCCAACCCCTCTCTCGTACTCGTCGCGTGTCCAGTACGTTCCGTTTTCCGTGCCCTCAATGATGATAATGAGAGTCGATTTCTCGCGGATGCTTTTATAATTTTGTTTGACTTTCCTATCGAGCAATCCAATCCACGGTTCAAGAACTTTGGCTTTGCTCTCGACTGACCGAATACTTTTCAGTTCTTCGTTCAAGAGCCTTGCAAATTCGTCCTGCACTTTCTTCCGCGCGAATCTTGAAAGAGTTTCAGCATCTTCTTCGTGCATTGCACCGTTTCTGTGGATGAAGCCTCTGATTTCCTTTGCGTTGACTCTGTTTACGCCTTCCACAACAACGTCGCTGAGTTTCTGCGTCCTGTGAAGTTTGCCGACAATTTCATTTGTCAGCTTTTCACGCTGTTGTTCGGATATCTTGCAAATCTCGTTCACGTCCGGCACTCCGCAATACATGTAGTTCGTTTGCGAACCTATCTTCACATACTTGTAAGGTCTTTTGCTGTTGTTATTTTTCTCAAGAAGTTCCCGTAATGTCATACAGTCACCTCTCGATTCCAACGAATTCTGCTTCGCCTTTCGCTTGCCAGATATCGTCCTCTGTCTTCGCATAGGCAATCTCACCGGAGTCAAGGTAGATACGAACAGTCAATCCGTACGCAAGCCAATGCTCTGCGACTCTGTAATCCCGTGTTGATTTGATTTCTTTCATTGGATTACCTCTCAAACGCGATCACGTATACGGTTTTTCGCATCGTTGACCTTCCGCTGGTGTGCGAGTATGCCGTACATTTCCTTCTTTTCGGGATGCTCTCTCAAATCGCGCATTTCGTCGTACTCAAGAGCTGTGACCTGCGGAGTTTCCGAATACGGAATTAATTTGATTTCCTTCATGTCGCACCTCTCAGCTTGCAAAACCGGAGATTCCGGACAAGAGACTCGCAAAGGACTCTGTTTTATCAGTTTTGTCTTTGGGTTTACCGCCCAAACTCATTGCCGCCTCCATAGCAATCGCAAGCGATTCATCCGGCGCTGCCTTATCGATGATTTCTCCCATCTTCTTCTTTGATGCGTTCAGGAGTCCGTTTGTCAGCGCGATAACACGAGCCGCTTCGCGAACGACCTTTGATTCTCCGGCAAAAGAACTTTCGGTAACGGACGTTGATGCAAGTTTGAACAACGCATTCGGAACGAAACGCCAGAAAACGTCGCTCATATTGCCGATCATTCCTGTCTCCATCTTCTCTATATCGCCGTTTCTCGTTCCGGCAATTACGATGATGCTGTCGGCTTCAATCACATTTGTGTTGCCGTTATTGTCTTCTATTGTTGCTTTCATTATGTTTTTACCCTTTCTTTTTATTGCCAAACCGTGTCATTCAAACATCTTTGATTTTCTTTCCGGCATTGATGCTTTCCATTTCAACTCCCCTTGTTTAACCACTTCGCTTTTCAACTTCGCTTTCGGGGTAGTCGATAGGCAAAAAAATATCATCCACCGTGCAGTTATAAAGCGCACAGAATTTCAACAGATTCTCGTAAGTCATATTTCTTGAGCCTTCTTCGCCCTCAAGATATTTCAGACGATCCACTGAAATTCCGAGTTTTTCTGCCACTTTAGCCTGTCTAAGCCCACGATGGACTCTCATAGCTTTTAGGCTAACTTTCAAACTCTCACTCCTTTCTGTTGTTGCTCGTTTGCTTGTGACGTGTTTTATATTACTCCCCCGTAAGCGAAGTTGTCAACCCCTAAAAGCGAATTTAATAAAACTTTTTCTTGCAACCGCTTCGCTTTAGAGTTACATTATAATCAAGGAAGAAAAGGGGGAATAAAGCAATGAGTGAAGACAGAAACAAGCGGATTTTTGCCGACAATCTAAACCGAATAATGGAAGAACATGAGAAGACTCCGGCAAACCTTGTTGCGGATTTGGACATTCCGTTCTCAACGCTGTCTAATTGGACATCCGGTTTGAAAATGCCGAGAATGGGTAATGTTGAAAAATTGGCGAACTACTTCCACTGTGAGAAGTCCGACCTCTTAGAAGAACACTCTCCCGAATACTACGAGAACAGAGAAGCCGCCAAACTTGCCGACAAAATCAGAGGGAACACCCAACTTAAAGCCCTGTTCGATGTTCAGAGCGACCTCGAAAAAGACGACCTCGATGCTATTTTACAAATGGCACTTGCTTTCAAACGAAAAGACAGGAGTTCCGAATACTGATGGACGAGACGATTAATGTGTTCCTTGTGAACTTTCCGAACACAAAAGGCTATGAAATGTGCATCGAAAATGCTGACGGAAGTTACACGATTCTGATAAACGCCAAAATGTCTTCCGAACGGCAAAAAGAAGCGTATCTCCATGCAGTAGACCATATTCAGAATCACGACTTTGAGAAAGACTACCTCTCCGTCCAACAGATTGAAGCCGAAGCGCACGGTCTTGTGCCACGGCATGAAGTGAAGCCGATAAAAACCTATCGCGGAAACAGTCAAGTCGAAGCATGGCTAAAGAGAGTAACTTCCGATCACGAAAAGATAAGACGGCAGTTGGATGCCAGGTGGAGAAGAAATAACCGAAGAGCAGAAATGGGATTTGACTTTTTCGATTCCGAACTTGAAAAACTTGAAAACCGCACGGAATAACGCTCGACTTTGGCATAAAACAAGCGCAAAAAACGCTCGTTTTCGACCTTAAAAACACACAAGTCGTGCTTGACTTTGGTCGGAAAACACCTAAAAATCGCTGTTTTTTAAAATTTCCAAACCTTTAGTTTTTGGCTTGCTTCTCAGCAAAAAGAAGGTTTTTATTTTATGCAATAGAATTTGAATAAAGGTTGTCCATGGACAGTCCGAGGACATGTCCGAAAAAGTCCATGGATTTCCTCTATATCTTATATCTTATATTCTTTATTCTTTAATAACTATATATAATACTATATATAATATTATATTAATATATTAAATACTAAAGTATAAGGTTATAGCATAGCTTAGAGTATATAGTAAAGATAAAGATATAATAAATAAATATATGGTTTAGTAGGATAACTTTACATGTTTTCAGTAAAGTTAGACTACTAAACAAGCGTACGTAGTACGCTATATATTCTTTCTTTTTGTAACTTTTTCTTTCTTGTGTTTTGGTCGGAAATGTTATCAGACAGGGAACCAATGTTGAGCGAAGCGAAACGGAAAAGCGAAGCGTTCTGAGCGTAGCGAAGTGGAGCGAAGGGAACCTTTACTTGCCGGAATCTCATTCTTTTTCTGTTCGGAGCGCGTAGAAGCCGTTTTAAGGCGTTTTACCCCCTTAGGCATATATTTTATCGTCGGAGTGATAAAAACCTCTGCATCAGCCTTCTACGAAGCCACGCAGCCATTCTAATCGAAAGGAGTCACCGGGAAATGACGGATTTGCTCAAACTTGTACTTTACGGACTGAAATTGTGTTTCTACGGAGCAATTATTTTTGCGGTCGGAAGTATTCTCATTACCGGAATCGTATTTTTGTTCTTTCACTTTTTGGCATTGGTCTTGTAAGCCATGTACTCACAGGCAGTTGACAAAAACAATCCAAAAGGGAAGACGCGGTTCTTTGAATCGTACCGGAATCCGTATACAGGCGTTTTAAGGACGGTTTCTGTCACGATGGATAGAAATACCGCACAAAGCAGGAAAACCGCTTACAACGTGCTTCACGCTCGCATAGAAGCCATTCTAAGAGACTTAACACCCACGCAGACTACGGAACTCAGCTTATCGGAGTTAATCAGCCGATACAATCTCGATCAAGAGCAGGATTCGGCTATTCGAGAATCTACATGGGTACGGAATCACAGACAAATGAAAGCGGTACTGAGAATCATCGGAGAAGATGTTCAGGTCAATAATCTCACCGCCGCCTATGTGAATGACTGTTTTCGGAATTGTGGAGAAAGCAACGGCACGATCAATGAGCGAATCGTCCGAATGAAAGCTATGCTACGATGGGCTAACCAGAACGGATATCTGAAAGACGCAAGTTGGCTGTCCGGCATTAAGACTTACCACAGTACGGAATCGAAAGAAAAGTTATTGGAGAAATTTATGGACTCAGAGGAATTAGCAAGACTGCTTGCATCCATGAAAGTAGAAAAATGGAAATTGGTTACGGAATTTCTTGCCTTGTCTGGATTACGTATAGGCGAATTTATAGCACTGACCCGAAGCGACGTTAGTGCCGATAACGAGAATCCGATAGAGAATGTAATCCGCGTCACGAAGACGTACTACGTCAATGGAAGTACCGTCACGCAGAATACAAAGACCGACGCATCGACAAGAGAAGTGTTCATACAGCCGGAACTAAAAGAAGTGATAGACCGAATTGAAGAGTGGAGAAAAGCGCAAGATTTGACTGCTTGTGAGATATTCTTTCCAAACGAGAAAAGCGGATATATGAGTTATCACACTTACAACAAATATCTGAGAGAGAACACCGAAAAGGTGTTAGGTCGGAGACTTACAGCGCACGCCCTACGGCACACGCATACATCCTTACTTGCAGAAAAGGGAATTCCGCTTGAAACAATATCACGTCGTTTAGGTCACGGTGACTCCGAGATTACAAAGCAAGTGTACCTGCATGTCACGAAGAACATGGAAGAAGCAGATAGACGACTGTTGGAATCGGTCAGACTCTTGTCCTGATTCACGGACTACGTATCGTGTAGACCGCGTAGGTTTTTCGTAGGTTTTTGTGTCAAGCTATGTCAAGCTATGCAACGAAAAATGCCGAAAAACCGTGCAGAAGTCTACATAGGTCAACAAATTTAGGCATAAATAGTCCCACTGCCGGCATTTATCGAAGCCCGAAAAACCGCATAAATAAGCCAAAAATCGAATGCGGCACTTTCAATCCGTAGGTTTCGCGTAGGTTTCGGGCAAAAAAATAAGGGGATAGCACTACGCTACCCCCTTTAATTTATGCAACGGGAAATGCCATATCAGCCCAACACAGCTTTCCCCAACCGTCTTTGCCGCCGAGATCAGCTCCGTCTTTTGCTCTCTGCTCGATATAGGCAGCGATAGCGAACATCGTGTTATCTCCGGCTTCTCCGTCGAGTTTCAGTTCTTTTCCGTCAGCACCTTTGAAGCCTCTTGCTTTCAAGATTTCCTGTACGAGCAGAACGTCACCGCCCTTCATGCCCTTCTCGATTGTGCGGAATTTGTATGTCATATCATCTACCTCAACTTTCGTGTAGTCGCAAGAATCGTCTGTTTCCGGAACTTTGTAGACCGCTTCAACATGCCCTATCTGTAACGGTCTTGACGGGTCACCCCCTCTGAAAAGAAGTATGTCGCCAACCTCAAGGATTTCGGGATTTGTGATATGCCCGTAGCTGATGCCAACAGGAACGTCCTCAAACAAATCCGAATAGTACATTCCTGCTGTGTTCAGATTTTCAATGTCTTTTCCGATACGTCTAAACGTAGCGCAGATAGAACTTGAACAGTCGGAATAGTAGTTGCCGTGATATGTCGTGAAGACAAAATCCCGTAAGTCCTGTGAGTAAATATTCCGTCCGAGAATCGTAGAGTAAGTAGCCGTAAACGCTTTACGGTCAAGGGAACTCAAACCCTTGAAACGCCGGACACATACAAGACCTTTGCGCTTCCCATTCGGTGCTATCTGATTGTATCGCTCTGAGTTGTAGTCTTCTAAATTGTCAAGGTGTGGTTTTCCCCAACCGTGACCGCACAGTGTGATATCATGTTCTGTCATGCAATCACCCCACTTCCACGTAAACGCAGTTGTCGTCTTCTTCTATCGGTTTGCCCGTATAACCGAATGGGTCTGAATTCGATGCCGGAAAACAGTAGAAGGTATACCATGAATTCCAACGATTTTTAATCCGCGTCACGTTCGGAATGTACTGACTTCTATCGTACTTATCTATGCCGACACCGCCGTTGGTGACTTTCACGATATCGCTCATACAGTCGTGTTCGTCAACGTAGGTAGGCAATGTTCTATGCCCCTCGCATAAAACCTCTCTGACAGCCGATATGGACGCAGAACTGGCACTTCCGTTGTCCATCCAATAGGCGGCGCGACTGAACCAACCGCCGTACCGAACATACTCGTAAAGCGTATCGTATTTTGACTGTTTCTCAAACAGATTCGCCATGATAGATGCTTCGGCTTTTATCCCTTCAAAAGAGCCTTGCTCCTGTACGCAGAGCCTTGCAATCTGTAAAAGCTGACTGTCTGTAAGTTTGTAAGTTTTAGCCATAACTTGACCTCAAACAAAAAAGACTCACCGTTATGGTGAGCCTTGACAAATAAGTTACTGTATGTATCTCCGATGATCGTTTTTTACTTTATCATTGGAAACGTGTGCATAACGCATTGTCGTACTGATTTCTGAATGACCGAGAACCGCTTGAACCGACTCGATAGGCATACCGGAGTTTATACCTGTCGTCGCCATTGTATGACGGAACCGATGTGGGATAACATTGTCTACGCCCGACTTTTCGGAAATGTCATGCAGTATATTGCGAACTGCTTTCGGTTGAAGTCTTTGGTGCGGTCTTCTTTGGCTTACAAATGCCGCTTGCGAATCGTCGTTTCTTGAATCGAAATATGCTTTCAGCGAAACAACCGCAGATGCATCTATGTAAGATGTACGCCACTTGCCGCCTTTGCCGAACACGGTAATCTCTCGCTTTTCCAGGTCGATATCGCTTTTGTCCAAACCACAAAGTTCCGAAACGCGAATACCCGACGAATAGAGTATGTCTATTATTGCTCGTTCTCTCAGATCACTGCAACATGACCGCATAGACTCTATCTCAACATCTGTAAAAGCCTTGCGCGGTTTACTGTCGCTACGTTCCGGCTTAATACGGATTGACGGGTCTTTGTCGATATATTCTTCCTCGTAAAGCCATTTGAAAAATGACCGTATGATTGACTTCCGTTGATTAATCGTCGTTCTTGAAAGTTTCTTTCCCGTCTTGCTACTGACGCTGATTTCTTGAATGTATAAGCGCAGATGATTTACGGTAATACTGTTCAGTGGGATTCCGAACCGGAACAACAGTTTCTCGATGCACATGCGATACTGAACCTTTGATGTTTCAGAAAGTTGACCGTCCTGTTCCTTTGCCGCCATGAACACGTAATAGGCTTCTGGCAACTTATATTCGGAAACCGACAACTCCGTTGACAACGGCTTAATGTCGTAGTTCATCGTATAAATGTCAAGCATGTTTGCGACTTGTTTTATGTCGCACGGTTGCAGTACACCTTCAAGTTTCAAGCAGAAACCGTCAACAAAAGAATTATGCATAAAAATACTCCCTTCGCACAACAAATGCTTGCGATAAGGGAGCATTAAATAGTATAATGTCTCTTGACCGCAAGGTTGACGAGTCGGGATTTTGTTCATTGGCGTGAGCGTCCCGACTCACTTTTTATGTGAACATAATTATTATAACAAACTAATATTCGCGTCACAATAGGTCAGCGAAAACTTTTCAAGTTAATTCCCTAAATGCCCGTTTAGTGCACTTTAGAGCCACTCACCGCTCGGCACATTTCTTGCAGATACAGGGAGCATTTTTAATCGTGCATACGCATGAGCGATTAACTGCGTAGCATAGCACTCAAAGCAGATTTTTGCAACATCAGCGGTATATTTTTCGGTTGACCATACAAAGTCTGAATGTTCTATGGTACTGCCATTTACTCCAAGCGTTTTCCACCAGTAAGCGTAGCTTGTATCGGTGGTGCTATCTCCGACATATGGCAGTCGCAAATCCGTTTCGTCTAAACCGTACTGCGATAAATATGCAGATGTGCGCTTTTTGCAGTTTTTCCTCGCAAGGTTATAGACCGTCTGCATAGCCACGTTACGGTTATCACGGTCAAGCCAAATCGTTGCCATATAGTCACCGTATGAGTTGTTGACGGTTGTGTGATAGTCAAAAGCAAAAGCAAAAGGTGTTTCGGTATTTTCCCTTGTGAACAATGTTTTTACCGCTTGTGTTTCTGCCTGAGTAGCATCAATAACATCACGATTAAGATTTACGTTTGTGCTGTTGTAGTCCGTCCTTGAATTAAGAGTCTGCATAACGCCCCAAACATTGACCACTGGGACAACTACAATCTTGCAGTTGTATCGCAGATAGGACGCCTCTTTATCCACAGGATTTGCATAAACAATCTTTTGCATAAGTCTTGCCAGTCCGATATATCCAAAGGCTTCTCTTGGGTGTACGCCTGCTTGCAAATATATCGCTTGCTCATAACGGTCGGGCTTGAATGTATACGCATAAATATCGTATGTGTTGGACTGGTCTTTTCCGATAACTTCCCTTGTGATATATTCGGGGAAAGCAGTTCGCATCGGCTCATATATCTGAGCGATTAACTGGTCATAGGTCAATGACGAGTTTGCATACCACGATCCGTCTATATCTTCTGCAAACGGATAAAATGTTTCTCCTAAGAGCGCAATGTTGTTACCTTCATAATCATATAAATTCATTCCGTCACCTCCTCTACAACAAGATGCGGGTTATACTCCGTTGTGTTGCTCCTGAGATAAACAAAAATGATTTTATACTGAGTTACAGTATTGTCCACGGTGTATTCGGTCATTGAATCAAGTCCGCTAACTGTCGTTGCGTCAGCGATTCTATCTATCGTTATCTGTGCAAAATCTGACGGATCGTTTACGTCCAAATCTGCCGAGATTCCATAAAATCTAAATCTATCATGTGTCCCTGTGTCCGTTACCTTGTATATTGATGCACCAACTTCGAACACGGCAGATAATCCGTTATCGTATGCAAGAGTAGATGTGATTTTTTTGCTCCCATCACTTGTGCCAGGTGCATTGCCTTTGATTGATACATCAATATAATGCACTTGGATTCCGACCCAATCTTGTACTGTCCGAATGTCCGCAGACATATCAGCACTTGTATATGTAGCTTTTTTAAGTAGTCTCAAAAGAGCCTGTTTGACATCCACGGGAATGGTTACATCTTCCAAAGCACTGACACGGTTTTCAACATTAGTGAGTCTTATACCAGTAGCGGACGAATCGGCAGGAATGTTCGGAACACTTAACGAGTCATCGGTCTGCTTTAACCAGACCATAGCATCACGTATAGCCCGTATGTCGTCAGATGTCATGTCTGCCCCATCTTTGCGCTTAAATGTACATCTAAAATAAAGAGCGGATTTCGGGATGCTTACAATATCGTTTGTATAGTCAGAAAGAAGTCCGTCATACTGGTTATTCTGATTATACAAAACAACCTTTTGCTGATACGTATCGCCTGTCATTCTGATAGCCCTGTATCTTGTGCTATATTTGGTGATTATCGCTGTTTTTGCGTTTGTAATTACTGCCCCGTCTGAATTTCTGATTTCTTTTCCGATTGTAAGTGAAACACCACTTGTATCGGCAGTGGTAAGCAAATCAGTGATGCGCTCACCTACGTTCCCTAAAGATCCATTTAGGGCAGCAATAGAATCACCAACAACTTTAGCGTCAGCCGCCGCGCCGGAGACTTTCAGGGTCCTGTCTATCGCAACTTCACCTTCGCCAACTGTCAAATCGCTTGCGGCAATCTTGCCGTTATCTCCGACTACAAGTACCTTCCCGGCATCGGTCGAACCGCCGTCTGTCGAGAGTTCTTCTACTTTCGATGCACCGCCGTCACCAAAAATCATAGCACTCATAATTTCGCTTGTATTCATTGGCATCACCTTACGCTTTCTTCTTGAATACGCCGTTCTCGTTTGCCATAGCCTTAGACCAATCATCGGGACAAATGATTACAGAGCCAGGAGCAAAAACATCTGTCGGAAGAAGGCCTGTAATTCCGTTGCCGTTGGTCGGCAGAGTCTTCGGCATGGTTGTTCCGATAATGGTTGTGCGGACTGTACGAACGCCCGTTGATGGATTCACCAATATAACCTTTGTGTCAATAGCTTTCATTCTCATTCTCCTTGTTCGTCGTCATAGAGCATCCATTCCAGCTCCAGCAAATCTTTCGCCGTCAAGTCGTCGGGCAGTATTTCATACGGGACTTTGCAAATCTCTACGGAATGTTCAATGTCGCCGTATTCACTAAGCCGTTCAAGAAACTCAGCACATTCATCCGTGCCAATCTTGATAGAGTATTCTCCTGTCTGTTTCCCGTTTTCATCAACTTCTGCGACTCCGTATTTGGAGATTAAATCGCTTCGTGCCTGTAAGAACTCCAAGCAAGCATCTTTCAGTCTACGGATGTTTCGGGCAATCGCATATCCGAATTTTCCTCTTGCCATTTCTGCACGGGATTCGGCAGATTCAAGCATGGCAGACATTTCGTAATTCTTGTGAGTCTCTGTCACTGATTTTCCAACTGTCATTTTCGCTCCTTAATGCTTTTACCCGTCACGGAAACGACGGTTACATCATCCCGTGACGGTTTTGTTGCTTCGACATACACAACCTCATATCCCTGTTCTTCATACGACTGTGCTTTTTTCGAGCTGTCCGTGAAAAACGCGAATCCATCTTTGCTGACTTTATACATCACTCGCTCACCATTAATCCTCTCGTAAAATTAATCGACTGATAAGTATGGTTGATTGAGATATCAAGGCTTACATCGGTCATAACATCTACGTAAGACTTTGTGGAAGGGTCATATATCGTCGTATATGACGGATAGACGTATACAGTTGGTGCTTCGATACTGCTTACATACGTAACGTCTTTGTTCTGCCCTACGTAGATTGTCGCATCTTGATTAAAATTCCTATAACTGCCGACACCCAATACGGGAGCAAGCAAGGCAATCATAGCACTACCGGCAATTCTCGTTCCGAGCCGTTGATTTTCGGCATAAACCTGATTAAAAGAGATATATCCCGTAGCCGAAGCAAGACTCCCGTTACTGTTGACATCACCGCCGTAAACATGCCCGTTATCTATAATCGTGTAACAACTCGAATTGCTTGATTGGATTTTTCCGTAGATGTTTGCGCTCTTTGCCGTCAACGTGCCGTCCTTCGCGACATGGAATACCGAACCGCCCCAATTAGGGTTAGAGTCACCTTCGTTCCATGTAGCACCAACCGAAATAGGATAATTTGTTCCTGCTCCAAGCAGAGTGTTTTCGGAAGTTCCCTTTACGGCATATCGTATGGAACTCGTTCTTATCTCCCAACCGCCTATAACGCCGCTGACGGAGTGCATTTCGCCTGCACCCGTGACATAGAACGGTGCTTTATTCCACTCCGTTCTGCCGAGGCTTGTGTTGTACTTCGCGCCAACCGAGATAACCGTCGAACCATCGGTAGAAGGTGCTTGCAGAAGTACGTTACCGACACCATCCTTCTGTTCGCGCCGGATAGTATTGTTGACAATCTCCCAATTTCCGAGTTTACCTGCGAGTGCCGTAATACCCTCATTGTTGAGCGTGACTTTCACCGTGCCGTTCGCGCCGAGAACTTGTAACAACCCGTTCGTGTTGTCTGAGCCGCCAAGTTTCAGCGTTCCACCTTTTATGTAGTTGGCAGAAAGTGTTCCGGTCTTGATATACTCAGCATTAAGATATATCTTTCCGCCCTCAAGGTAAAGACCTTGAGTTTGTCCGTTATTCGTCAGCTTGTTAAAGACAATCTCCTGCGTCAGCGTTGTGATATCGACAAGAATAATGACTTCCTGTTGGTCTAAGTAAACCGTGCTTGAACTCGTAGACTTCAACTGAACTCTGAGAGCCGATGCGGTTTGCGGAAGATAAACTGTACTGCCACTTACGCTTGCGCTTGTGGCAGATGTATAAGCAAGCGTCAACGTAAGCGACGATCCTGCGTAAGTTTTAATCTGCGACCAACTGTTATTGACACACGCCTGTACGATGATGTAACCGCTATACGCCGTCTGAGCCGTTGAGTTTCCGTCTCGATAGTAGGCGTTAATGGTGACTGCTGACGGTGTAAACGCAAGCGAGTCACCAAGTTTTACGGACTTCGGACTCACATCTAAAAAGTATGTCCTTGCCGATGTGCCAACATCCCCTTGACTTCCCTTGAAGCTGACCGACCATGAGAAGTTTTTGGTAATCGTCTTGCCGTCAACCGTTATCGGAATTGTAAGTATGCCAGACTTCTGTGTAAGGCTTGTCGTAGTGGAAACCGTAAACTTAGCCGACGTTGTACCGTTACTGCTTATTGTCGCGGATAAACCTGTAACCTGTCCTGTAATCGTTCCGATGGTAGCCGGTACTCGTGTCGCGCCCTTAAAAGCAATAACCGAACAGTCAATCGACGATGCAAGCGCATTAGAAACATCACCTGCGAACGTGTGAGACTCATTGGAAAGTATGACCGCGTAAGAGTCAGCACCGGAATCACCGTGAACACCAATCATGTGTTTTGATGTGCTTACGGTTGTGCCGTCCGTGTAAGTGATTTTCTCGTAGTTCCAAAGATATCTGTTGGTTTCAGTCGGCGTCTTGATAGCTGTTGTAAAAGCACTGTCAGCCGGAGCGGTTGTTGTTGCACTTAAAGCGTAATACTCCGTGATTGAAGCGATGCCTTTGCCGTCTGCACCGTACCTTCCGATAATGCAAGGTGACGTTGCGGAGAGTACGGTTCCGCTTTCAGCTTTGCAGACCTCATAATTCCACAGATACGGCTTTGCAGAAGTGATTGTCGCGTTTGAATCCGTTGGGTTTGTAGTCCAGCCGCTTGTAGACGTTGTGACACCCGAACTTGAAGCACTTGCGAGGTAGTAGTTTGTAATTGTCGAAACGGACTTGCCGTTCTCACCATCACTCACGACAGCGATTGTCTGTGTATCAAGCAAAGTGTATGTTCCACCTGCGAGATACAATGAAGCGCGAATCAACTTAGCGTCGGAAGGTGGAGTGTATGAGTGCGTCGCTTCGTTTGCGTTGGAAATATAATCCGTAGTAAAAGTTTTGCCGTCGACTGAAACATCAACCTTAAAACGTCCAGAGTAGTTCGCCGGAGTATTTGTACCCCTTGTTCTCTTTGCAGACAGGGAAATGCTTTGCGGTGTAAGCGTTCCGTCTGAACCCTTAACGATAGCCACAGACGAGACAATCAATGCATAATTAAATGCCGCCGCGCCCGTTTCACCGTGCGTTCCGATAATTCGTTTTGACGTATCTTGAGTCGTTCCATCTGTATAGGTGATGGTTTCGTAATTCCACAGATACCTGTCCGTAGTCGTCGTGACGAGCATCGTGTTAGTCCATTCAGACGGTTCCGCGGTTGTACTGGACGACAAACCGTAATGTTCCGTGATGGAATTTATTCCGCGTCCGGCTTCGCCATTCGCGCCGTTCGTGCCGTCTTTCGAGTAGTTTCCGATGATAGCCGGAGTCGAGTCTTCCGTAGTGTTATCCGTGTAGAGTATTCGGTTGAAATTCCATAAGTACGGAAGTTCTTCTGTCGGCTTAACAAAACTCGTTCCCCATGTTTGTGGAGCAGTCGAGTCGGAATCGGATACAGCGTAGTATTCATCTACACTTGCCACACCGCGTCCGTTGGTGCCATCCTGTCCGTTTGTGCCGGAAATACCTTGTTTCAGCTTCGCAATCGTGAACTTCTTGCTGAGAGAAGTGTTATTGTAAGCAGCCGAGATTGTAACCGTTCCAGAGTCGCTTGATAGTCCTGTGACCGTGTATGTCCTCGTTGAGTCGTTCCACGAACCCGTAACTCCCGTTGTAGCAGAAGCCGTATAGGTACACTGTGAAGACACATCACCAGAATTGAAGAAGACAGTGATCTGTGAACTGCATTCCGGAAACGTCGTGTAATTTCCGTCAGCATCCGTTGGTATGCTCTGATAGTCGTTGTCAAGATAAGCGACCAATCCACCTGCTGATGATGCAACGTCAAGAGCCTGTTGAGCCGTAGCGTTGGCTTCATTTGCCGTCGTCGTGGCATTGGAAATTCCGGTTTCTAAATCTTCCGGTGCAGGTGTCCACGTAGTTGCGATATTGCCTAATTCAAGTTTAACTCTCTTTGCTTTAATTACTGTACCAGTTGAGACTGATTCAACTCGGAAATTTACACGTTTTGGTGTATTAGTTGCCTGTCTTTTATTTAAGATGAACGACCTTTTAAAAACGCCAGATACATTACCGGATTTAATCTCGTCATAGTATTTACTTCCGTAATTAACTATATTTGAACTATTTGTACCATCTACTAAAACTGTGACCGAACTTGTTGTTGATGTATTTCCAGTAATCTCATATTCAACCGAAACTGTAAGAACAGTTCCTTGTTCAGACAAATATGGAATACCAAAATCAGATACCAACCACTGTGATAACATTATCGAACTGAAACTGTCGCTTGTTAAAGTTCTGGTACGTTCTTCGGCAGAATTTAAGACAAGATTTCTACCACCAACTTCAACACCGTTGACAACTTCTTGCGAGATTTGCTGAATGGTCGAACCCGTGAGCGAGAACGAACTTGCGTTGATTCGGACAACGCCTGTCAGACAGTTGGCGTAGAATGTTTCATTGCCTTGCGTATCGTGAATCGAGATTGCACCCGAGTTAATCCAATCGGCGTTTATACCGCGAGTCGTGAGCGTATTGAGAAGTGCATTACCGTTCCTATCAACCGCCGCTGTTGTCGTGCCGTCAGACTCCATCATAACTCCCTGTGAAGTCATGTAGGCAACGTAGCTTGACTGTTCTATCGTAGGCTTGTCATGGATATACGGAATAACTGAACCGTCTTGCTGGCGTACCGCCGTGTAGTACATTCCGAATCCGCGAGCAATCAATTCAGCCATTGAAGCAACTCTGTCTTCGTAGGTCGTAAGTGATTTTTGGAGTGCCTGTCTTGACCTCACGATTGCCCGTGTGGTCTCGTTGAAGCCGGTTGCAGACTGTTTTGAGGGTGTAGCCGCGCCACAGTATAGGTTCTGATATTGACCGACCTTAAACGACGTTCCGCAAATAAAAGAGCGATAATTTCTGCCCTTCCTATCTGTGAACCAAATTAAATCACCGGGTTCGATTATCGGACTTCCAAGGCAAGCACCGCGATATGTACGGAAATTCATGTTGATGATTTTAGCACCAATCTGATTCGCAATTCTCTGAACATCGGAAACGCCAATCAACTCATTACCGGCAACCTCAAGAACGTAACCTTCCGTTCCGTAAAGAGCATCGAACTGAGCATTATCAGCACCCGTAGCAGTAACGCGAACACCTGTGATTTTTACATCATCCGTTCCTACAGAAAGACTTCCCCAAGATGTAACATGGTGATAACTGTCAGCAGTAGAGTCCGTAATACTCCAATCCGTGCCGTTCTCCCCACCACCTGTTATCCGTGTAGACTTGTATGTACTAACGTCATACCAACCGATAACAAGCTGACCGAGATTGTTGATACGTGCGAAATTGCCTGTTATCTGAGCGCACCATGATACGACTTTAAGGAAAGTCAAGTCGTCGCTGATAGGTCTTGCCGGAACGATGTAGTTACCGCCCGACACAGAAGTTGTCAGAAGCGGAACACCGCAAACAGTACATGCATCGCGGATAATTGTATTTACGTCTGTCGGATAGACAAGGGTACTTTCGGAGTACGGTCTTTCAAACTGTTTTGCATTGTCCAGACACGAAAGAACAATCTGTGAAGCGTTGTCGTTCGCTTCATCTACGGTATAGTTATCAAATCTCAGGCTCTCGTTTGTTCCGTCGTCGTAGTTGAGTGAAAGCGTTACATTGACCGATGCATCGTAGAAGTCATACTGCGTATAGTCCTCATAGATATTATTGAGAACTAAGCGCATCCTTCCGATAATCAAATCTCCAATGTCAAAGGAACCGTCACTTGACACCGCCGACTCAACTTCAAAGCCTTGCGACCAAAGTTCAGCGTTCGTTACAGTAAGTTCCGTACCATCAGATAAGGTAATCTCAGCCGTAATCTCAAAATCCCTTTTATCGTCAGATAACGCTTGTTTGAATTTGTCCGAGACATTAAGCATGGCAGTTACCTCTCGATTATGTTAAAAGATACCTTCGTGTAACGCTTGTCACCGACGTACCAATGATGTACAGGAGCAGACTTGTCGCCACAGTAAAATTCCTTTGTGACCGTTGTATTGAGCAAAGCATCATGGTAAGTCACCATAAAATACTCTGGTTGAAATGCTTGCATAATCGCCGCCGTCTCTTCAGGGGTCGTCATAGACCACGCGAGATTGAGTTTGACTTTCTGACCTACGCGGTTCTTGTGCATAATCGTGTCCTGTGTACGTCCGGCATCTGAACTGCTTATATCTTGCAATCCGTATGTAAGTTCAGACGGTTCTTTGATTGGAACTCCGTCAACAATAAGCATAGCCATAGCAAGCACCTCGATATATATAAGAAAAACCGTGGATAGCTTTGACACCACCCACGGTTGAATAAAGATATTAACCTATCGTTGCGACAGTCTGAAAACGTCTATCATGTTTCTCTTTACCGCGAACGACAGCTTGATATAAAGTTTCTTCACCGCATGTTACGGTGATTTCATTGACGATTGGTTGCGAACCGCCACCGCTACTTGTAGCTGTAAGCACTTGCATCATGCCGTCCATGACACCTGCTCTGATACCGGCAACAATCTGATCGTTGTTGGCAACGGCAGTACGTGTACCGATACGTCCGACCATTTCCGGTGAAGCGTTTTCCCGTGCCATAAACAGTGTTCCAGAATCGGGGAAACCACCTTCTGCGTAGTAACCGCCCCAATGCGCGACCGGTCCGACACTGATATTTGACGCTTGATTTGCCGTGTTAATCGCGTCGTAAAGCCAAGACGTGACATTGCTGAGAATACTCGATGCCGAACTTTCAAAGTTACCTAAGTGCCATAAAGCATTGTCAGTCCCTTGTCCGAAATAGCTATCGAAAATGCCTGGCAACTGACCGAGATTTGATTCGGCAGTACCAAGGACATTGGATGTGCTCGTTTCGACGTCAGATTCAATCTGTGCGGTATAAGTACCCGTTGTCTCAGCGGCACTCGCCCACATATCTTGCGTAGTTCCAACAACACCTTCTTTCATGGCGTTGAATTCGTTCGCATGTGTGTTAGAGTAGCCTCTGATAAGGTCAAGGGCATTTTGTGTACCGGAATTCGTTGTATCGGTATTCGCATCCCAAAGGTCTTTAACGTGACCGACCGCTTTCTGCTGACCGTTGCTAAATACACTATCGGTATTGTTCCAAAGTTCAACTTCCTTCTTCTCGATTTTTCCGTTCGCATCTTCGGTAATCTGATAGAGTTTTCCGGTAGTTTCATCCCAAATGGTTGCTTTTTCGTAGCCGTGTTCTCTTGCTTGATTGAGCAAGTCGCGGTACATAAGTTCTTCGCCGTCAGTGACTCTCTTGTTCTCTCTCAGCCAATTCTCACTGATTAAGCCAAGTCGAACAGCGATTTCCTCACCCATAGTCGCCATACCGTGAACAGATTCATCTTTCCACTGATATGTCGCGGCACTCACAATTCCGGCAATGATAAGTCCGGCAGCCGCAACCGCCACACCGCCTACGATGATACCACCTGCGAGTGAAGTGCTGATTGCTGTACCTGCCGCGCTTGCCGTGGCTACTGCGCCACCGCCGCCAACTGTGCCGACACCTGCTATCTTCATGGCGATAGCCATTGAGAGGATATTCCCCATGACGCCCACGCCACCTTCAAGAATACCCTTTACAGGATTCTGCCCGAACCAACCTGCTAATCCGGTAGCCATTCCGACAGCCAAATCAAGCATAGCTGAATTCGCAAGCAACTCAATGACTGAATCCCAATGGATATTTTTAATAGCGTCGCCTATTTCGTCACCTATTCTGTCAAAGGTTCCGTTGTCTTTACAGATGCCTATTGCTTCGTTAAGACCTTCGACAAGACCGTTTATAGCTTCGGCAACGTCCTCACCGCTAATGTTGTCTAATGCACCGTTGATAACGTCGCTTACCGCTTGACCGACTTCATCCCAATGGATTTCACCTGTCAGAGAAATAACTGCGATAAGACCTGTCTTAACGGCATTTCCGATTGTTCGACCGACTTCACGCCACTTGTTCTCGTCGCCACTTTCAATGAACGAATTAAGAGCCGTGGCAATGCCCGTTCCCCACTCTTTAGCGGCAGACAACGCTTCTTCCCAATGGATGTTACTAATGAAAGATGCAAGTCCTTCTGACAGCGATTTTCCGAACTGTTCCCACTCAAACGTATGTCCAAAGTTATCAAGGAAGTGGAAAACCGTATTAAGCGACTGTGCAAGTGTATATCCTGCTTCTTCAAAAAGCTGTGGAGTGAAAACACCGTTGAGATAATCTGCAATGCCTTTGCCGAGTCCGTCAGCCAAAACATGAATGTTTTCCCAATTTATGTTTTCAAATATGCCTCGTAAGCCTTGCTCTAAAGATGTACCGGCTTTCTTCCAATCAAATTCATTGACGAAAGCGAGTCCGGCTTCTACCGCCGTGTTAAGGCTATTTGCAAGCGTTCGCCCGACAGAATAAAAAGTTTCCGGTTGAATAAGTCCGTTAAGGAACTGAGCAAGACCTTTGCCGAAATTGCGCGCTTTCTCGTAGACCTTATTCCACTCAATATCATCCAATGCTTTCTTCAAGCTGTCGGAGATATATTTGCCGAGATCGTAAAGGTTATCAATGTTCGACTCAAACGCGGATTTTGTTTTCTTTGCAATAAGCTGTATCGGGTCTGAAGCACCACCGCCGCCAATGCCGGAATCTGTACCGCCATTACCCGAACCTGCACCTGCACCCGAACCTGTACCGCTACCACCGTTACCGCTAACTCCGTCAAGTGCGTCTGCAACATCGTTAAGCACGTTTAATTCGTCGAATCCGAGAATCGTGTTTTTCAGTTTGTCAGCGGCTTTCGTAGCTTCGTCTATGCCGTCACCAACATCGCCAATGCTGTCACCGAGACTGTCAGCACCGCCCGTTGCGTCTTCTAAATCGCTTGCCATATCTGCTACGTCGGCAAGTGTATCGTCAGCGATACCACCGCCTGTTATCTCGTACTCCCATCCAAAGATTTTTCCGAGAGCATTAAGCACGTTCTGAGCAAAGTCGATTGTGCTTGATAAGAATGTATTGAAGCCTTTTAAAGCAGGTTTCAGCGCATTGATTAAGCCTTGACCGATTACAACGCCGAGAGCCTTAAAAGACTCTTTGAGGATTACCGTTTGGTTATGCCATGTCAATTATGTTATCGTAACGGCTTTTTATCCGCTACTTCTTATAGTTTCCTATAAGTTCAGCATACATTTTCAGCCATCAAAATAAGACGCATCTCTGCGTCCTATAATGGTTGTCGGATACTCGTGGGAAGATTATATTTATTCACTTCCTATGCGTTACAGTGTCCTACCGCCTATTCGCAATCGGTAGGCTTACCACGGTATTGACTTATTGACTTATCCATTTATATCCGTATGCCGTTCTTGTCGGCTTATCACATACATAGTGAATGTGTTTGTGACTGCCGCCAAATTCCCTTGCGGCATCAGACATTCTATCGAACACTTTTATTATCTCTCCCGTTTTGGGATTGACCTGTGCAACCTTATGACCTTTTTTCTTTTTTACATATTTTGAAAGGTCTTTAATCGGGAAATTTTCTTCATATGCAAATATATATCCACCTGCCGTTTTCGCCGCACCTGTCAACGCACTTGAAATTCTCGTTCTAAGAATACCAAGTTCCTTCGATGCTTCTGTAACACTCCCAAACCTCTTAATAAGGTTTCCGTTTAAATCGCACTGAACAATGTGTTTCATTCCTTTTGGCTCCGGCTTTACATATTTTTTCGCGCCGTATTTGAGATAGTCTTCCTCATACATAAACACGCGATTTTGGCATCTACTCATTTTGCCTTTGCAACATAATAACACATCGGTATTGCAGAATCCACCTTTTATCTCAGCTTCTCTTGCACTTCTGTATCGAGTGACGTACTCACCGTCAAAAGTCAAGCAAACAATCGCCTTCGTGTTCCACATGCAACCGCCTTGACCGCCTGTTCGCATATTGTAGCCGTGTGGCTTCATCGTGTTAAGTGTTGATATATATTCGATTTCCTTTTTGTCTGCTTCATCACAGGAATCAGCAGTATCTATAATCTCCCATTGAAAATTATCAATCCCGTGTGCTTGCAATGCCCTATGGAAGAAACAATCGTCTTCCGGCCTGCACCGTTCATGTAATCTTCGTCTGCTCTTCATATCGTATGTCTGACCGATATACGACATTCCGTTAGTTACATCAGTTGCTTTGTAAATATAATGTGTTCGCATAAAGTCTCCTTTCGCAACACATTATACAAAAGTGTTCGGGCAAAGTCAACTTAGTGTTTACCGTTTTTACCCGATTTTTAATAGCACATTACTGCACTATGCGACACACATTTTATCGCTTGTTCTGGCAAAATCCCCCATCGCACTCCGCGCAGCTTGCATAACGTACTGATAACGAAGCATTGTCTTCTGCGCTTGCGTCATTGACTCAATATCAGCGTCAAGACCTTGCTTCATCGCCCACTCTTTTAATGTGGCTTGCGTTAAATCTATACCGTATTGACGTAACGGTCTCGTCTGTCCTGTATAGATAGCTTGCAAACTCGTATATACATCCTCTTGCGCTACGTCATAGAAGGATGCCATATCTGCCGCCAACCGAGTCAAATTGACGGACATATCGCCCATTTTTCCGGTTGTTACGCCGTACTCGATACCCATTGATTTAAGGTGGTCTTCCGCACTCGACATCTGGCTATTGGTAATTCCCATAGCCTTACCCATAGCTTGATAACGAGAAGCGAACTGCTTGAATGTCAGTTCAGACATACCGAGTGTTTCAATGGTATTCTGAGTCGCCTTGTTGAACTCTTCAACGTAAGAAGCGTCATAGACGTTTTCGACGACGTTCATAACCTCTGTGAGCGACGATGCGTTCTCAACTGCGGTTGAAAAGAATCCCATAACTCTCTTCAATCCCCAAATGATAGAACGCACTTTTATGATTGCTCCCGTAAGACTCTCAGTGTGAGCCTTTGCGGAATTCATACCTTGATTGTAATTCTTAACACCGCTACCAAGCGCGGTTATCGCAGACTTGAGAACATTCGTGTTCTTCCAATTCTTGATAACCCAACCGCTGAGTCCTTGCATTGTCTTCGACAACATGCCGTAGGCACTGTTTGTACCCGTAGCGGCGGTTTGAGCCTTGCCGTTTGCTTTAGCAAGATTTCCGAGCGCAACGACCAACTGCTGAGTTTTATCAGAAACTTCCGGCAAAGTATTTAAGTCTTCAACCATCTGACGGATAGCATCGGACAACTGCGGAAGTGTCTTGATAGCTTCGTTCGCGTTCTTGCCACCGAGTTTAGAGAACGCCGAGCCAAGTTGCTGAATCGTGTTTAAAGCACCTGCGTCAATCGTAAGTCCACTGAAATGCTGTGAGAACGACTCAAGTTCCGACATAATGTTCGGAAGTACCCAAGCGGCATTTTGCGAATTGGCATTGCCGAGTTTGGAAGTCGCGTTCGCTAAAACACCGAGATTTGCAAAGTCGGGTATCTTGACTCCATCAAGCGTCTTCAATCCGCTTGCAAGAACAGGAATATTCGTCGTAGCTGTTGTGGATGCATCGTTGCCGAGTTTTGCGACTGCGCTTGCCATTGTAGCAAGGCTTGTAAAATTCGGTATCGTGAATCCTGCGCTTAACGGTTGTAGCCCTTGCACAATCTTCGGTATGTTATCACTTGCAACCGTGGACTTGTCATTGCCGAGCGTTCTAACGCTTTTTGCTAACGTCGCTAAATTCGTGAAGTCTGGAATTGTGACACCACTAAGATTCTGCAATTCCGGTATGATCCGTTCAATCGGAGAGAGTGTAGTCTCTACCCCCGTGTCTTGAAACGATGACATTGCTTGACGAACCGCTTCTGTTTGTTCAGAGATAGCAACAAACACTTCGTCAGCGGCAGGCTTGACCTTTTTGCTGTCTTCGGCAAATCCGTTCATTTCAGCCCTTGCCCTTCTCATAACGTCAGCAAATTCGTCTATCCTAAACCACGAATCACCCTCTTCATTAAAGTGTTCCGGTATAAGATGGAATTGATCGTTGATTTCATGGGCGAATTCTTGAAAGTCAACACCGCCTGGCTTTGTTGTGAACTTCTTAGCATTGCGACCTGCGATAGCCCCCAAATGTCCGAGCAAGTCACCGTCGCGGTATTCACTTCCCGAACCCCTTTCGATGTGAATTCGGTCAGCAGTTCTAATGTACTCATTTACCGCATCTACAAGACCTTCATAGACTCTTGTTCCTTCAACTGCGACATTGGAAAGTTCCTGTATATCACTAATCAGCCCGTCCATAGCGTTGTTCGTAGAGCCACCGGAAGCCGCCGCGTTTTCAAGTTCTATGAAGCCGTTTGTGACTCGTTTGATATTCTCTTCGCCTTTAATGCCGAATTGAGCAAACAAATCACCGAGATTTTTACTCACATGTTCATTGAGCGTTTCCGGATATTTCGTGACCGTCGAAAAGGACTTCCCTACTTTGTCAGCCGACGAACTCAGCGTATTTAACGACTTTGCAAGTGAAGCGACCTTTGAAACAACGTCGTCGGAAATACTGTTGTCAAGTTCCGTAAAGCCACTTGTGAGATTGCGGATTGCACCGACATACTTTCCGTCGTCAAGGTAATTCCCCAACGCACCGTTTAGCTTCGCAAGTTTAGATTGTAATTGGTCGATGGCATCTATTGACTTATTGACACTCGCTCCTATCTCCAACGATAGACTGTCAATTACATCACCATCTGGCATATTTTAAGTCTCCTTTCTTTCGGAGACATTCATTCCGAATTTTTCTGTTTTGCAAGTTTGCTGTTCTTCGCCAACACATCAAGGGATACGAAGAGTGCTTCAACTTGCTTCATCTGCTGTTCTTCGGTCAACTGTATTTCTCCTGACTCGCGTTTTGACGTAGCAAGTAACGGTTCCTCAAAGTACGTTAGAGTCGATTTCTTTCCTGCCAACACATTTTCCGTAGATGCAAGCGTCGCACGGTTCACATACAAACCCATTCGCCACATTTCTTCGTCTCTGCGTTCTCTACGGATTTCGTCAGCCGTTACATAGGCTTGCAGTAAGTGAGGATTGAGCGACCAAAAAAGTTCTTCCGTGACTCCGATAGCAAGGGCATCGGGTAGCCATTCGTAACGGATATAGTCGCGTAGCGTATCGAATTCAGATGCTTTCTTCTTCGGTCTTCTTGAGCTTACTCTTCCTCTGTCTTCTCTTCCGGCTCCTGCTGAGTTTCCGTCTCCTTGTTCGCCGTGATTGCCTGAAAAAAATCAGAGTCAGATACGGAATTTCCGAAAACCTCAAACAGATCAGTGAGATTGCCACCGCTTACGATATGTGCCTGTATCTCACGACCAGCCCATTCAACGTCATTTCCGTTGTAGAGTGCGAGATATGCTCTTGCAATCGCAAGATTCTTTTTTCCGAAATCACTTACGGAAAGCCCCATCATATCAAGGTCAGCAGCCGTATTGAAATCGAATACTCTGCCGATATACTTTCTTCCGTTGACCGTAAAAGTATTTTTCTTCTTAGCCATTTTTAGTAACCCTTTCCCCCACATTTACAATAGGCGTGGGAACCGAACGATATAAAAGGAAAGGGGGAGCCAAAACGACTCCCCCGTGTACCTATCGAAATAATATTATTATGTGGACGGAGCGACAGCAGTAGCCATGCCGACATACTCTGTTACGACAAGGTTGATTTCCATTGTCAAAAGCTGATTCTGACCCATTTCCGGCATCGGAAGTTTCTTCGGCGGTTCAGCCTTGAAGAAGAAACCCTTTGTGAGTCTGGGGTGATAAACCTCAAACCAAAGTTCCTGTCCGGTTGTCAGTCCGTTGAAAGCTGTGATAACAGACTCCCACTCAGCGATCGTCTCGTCTGTCGCATTGATAGTCACGGGAAGCGTCTCGTCTGTGTCGGCGCGACCGGCGACTCGACGAGTGACTTCATCTACAAGTGCAGAAGCGTCGATAGCTTCTGTGGACAGTGAGATACCGCCGATTGAATTGATTCTTGTAAGTTCAGTAAAGGAATCCGGCTGTGTAGCTCCTGCCTTGTAGCCGAATTTGACGCCCAGTGTCGAAAGACCTGCAAGTGCCATAAGTTAATACCCCCATTAGTAATTAAAAAGAGTCGTGTTCCGCAACTAAACGGCGGAAACGTGCGACTCCAAACTTGATATCGTGGTTTGTCTCATATAATGGAAATCCGGTGACATTGAATCTCAGCGATTTCATAGCCGTCACGCAAGCACCCATGATTTTCTTTACATCAGACCTTTGATTTGAATAAACAGTGACTTGAATTGTTTCCCAAATAGCATTGACGGAAGTGTTATCGAGATTATTTCCCGTTTCAAGCGGCGTAAGCTCCGCAAAGAGAACAGACGGCAATTTTGTCGGTTCAGTATTACTATCCTCGATTGTGAAGTAGATGTTCGGAAATGCCCCGTCAAGGGTATCGCGCACCCTTTTCTCAAAGTGCGTAAAAAGAATCGCTTTTAAATTCAAAAACCAATTCTCAGCCATAACATCAACTCCAATTAGAAAATACTTTTTGAGCCGCCTTGTTAATCTTTACAACGTCGCTCATGGCAAGCCACGCACCGTAAACGGGCATTGTAGCTTTTGTGCCGTAAACAGTTTGACCGTTGACATGCCAACTGTCATTGACGCCGAGCGACCATTGCCATTCCTCATTAGTGCCGTATTTACCGATGCGGTATTCCGGAAACTTGAGTCTGTACTTATCGGATTCGTGGACACCTTCACCGGCATGACCGTTGAAGTGAACGCCTGCTCCGAACTCGATAAAGACTAAATCCTCGCCCGTAATTTGGATATTCATACGGACATTTGTGCCATCTGATGTTACGGAAGTGATAACCGCATGTGACGTATCTGTGCCTGGACTTTTCGCCGCATCAAATCGTTTATCGGCTTCTTGTATTCCGTATTGAGCAAGTTCCTCAAGAAATTCCTGTGTCTTCGCAAGCAACTGCTTTTTGTAGCGTTCAAGATAGGCAATCGCGTCGTTTATTCCCTTTTGACTTAGTGGAAAATACTTCTTACGAGAACGCATTTTGATTTACTCTCCGTAATAGGATGAGCGTAACATTCATCGACGTAGCTACACGTTTTACGATGTAGTCAGCCGAATTCTCGTCAACCACTTTCATGTTTGTTACAGAAACCGCTTCGGACGGATTGAATGTTTCATCCCCGTTTGCATCGAGCATGACCGCGTTCTCAAGTGTCTTGTACTTCGGTTCAGACCGATGCCAAATAACAGACGTTTCGGTCAGCGGAAACTCAAATGCTTTCGTCAAGATCAATGCGTCGTATGCGCTTATGTCGATACCATATGCGTTTGGAATTGCGACATTACCTCTTGCGTAGGATTCAGAACCTACGGGAATGATATTCGCTATAAAAGACACAGGTTCGTCGTAGATAGGATTTGAGTAACCGTTCGATACCGGAGTTTCAACGCCGTCGATTTCCGTAGTAACGATATGACCGTCTTCAACCACGTATAGCGGTCTTGTTTCACCCAAGTTTGAGTATTTCAAGTTCTGTTTATTCTTGAGAGCCATACGCAAGGTGCATCACCACCTTAGAGTTTCGGTTCAACTTCTGGAAGTCCCGCTCCAATACTCATAAGGACACTGACAACGCTTGCAAGGACGGCAGTAGAGCCGACCATAGCCCAATTTACATCGCCCATAGCAACGGCACTTCCGATAGAAGCAACCGCCGCCTGTGCGAATGTTCTGACTGCGCGAATAGCAACTGCTTTTGCAAATTCCTTTGTTCTGTCAGACATATTAAGTACCCCCGTTTAGTCTGCCCTCAATCGTGTCAACACGGTGAGTCAGACTTTTGATAGAAGACTCTGCCGCAATGATTCTGTCATTGTGGTCTTTCATGTCCCTCTGCATTTCCTTGACACTATCTCTCGTATCTTTCGTTGCAGAGAGTACATCGTTTAGTTTTTCGTCCATTCTTGTTTCCGACCGGATTCTCTGTTCTCTGTCTTCATTGTCAGCTTTACGATTTCCACGCAAGCCAATGTAGACCGCAAACGCCACCGATATGATAGAAACAAATGTACGAATATAATCCAGTGTTTCTGGTGACATACATACCCCCAACAGTGTAATGAGTACCCCACACATTAAAGCTGTGTTCCCCAAAGCGCACATGCCGTCGTTGACAGTACATGCACCTCGCACCAATCCGCGCTCTACTCTCACACTAAACGGCTTAACGGCGTTATCCCGTTGAAAAGGCGGTCACGGTCACGGTACGTTCGTGTCGTACTGTTTTCCGTAGAACTCGTCTGAAACTCGATACCGATAGTGTTGTAGTCAAAAAGTGCCAGATTGAATATGTGGGAACGGAACTGTTGTAGGTCTTCGTATGTCTTCTCGGCCGACCATGACGACGGATATTTACCGCCGTATTTCATAGTCCTTGTTTGCAGTACCTCTTGAAAAGCGACGTTCAGTTTGGACTCAGCAACTTCTTCCTTGTAGCCGACTTCACCACTCAACTGTGCGTCAAGTTCCGTAAAGATTTCTGCCTTTAAGCTGTCGAGTGTATTAGACATACCCTCACCGCCTTTTAGACGTTCTTCCGTCTTCTTCTCGACTTCTGAACATCTTTCTTCGGTGCATCTTCCGTAATATCAGTTGACTCTTCAGCGACCTCTGAGACAGGTTCAACGACCTCTTCCTTTGGTTCAGAAACAACAACAGGAGCAGTCTTTACTTCGACTGCCCCCTGCTTACGGAGTGATGCTTTACGATGTAACATCATTCCCATATAAAAATCCCCTTAAAGATTACGCACCAAGAGTAACCTTGATAATCTTGCTCTCGTCATAGACATACGGAGCGAACAGCTTAGAACCGACAATGTAGTTGGTCTGAGCAATAATGTCACGATCAACCTCAACGAGAGTGTCACGCTTCATGTAGATACGAAGCGCACCCGGCTTCACGATGTAAGCGGTGTCAGCGTTGCCGGTTGTTCTCTCATAGTAAGTTGCAATATCAGCAACTTTCGGTGTCTCAACCGCTGTGTAGACGTTTGTAGTCGGGTCAAATGTGTAGTAGGTCTTGCCACTGCTAAGAGAAACGTCACTTGTCAGTGTGTAGTGAACCGGAGCAAGCAGTCTGTTCGTCAGAGCGACCTGGCAACCGTGAATCATGCCGACCGTACCATGGATAAGGATGTTTGCACCGATCTCTGTGTTCGGAATCCAAAGATTTGACTTGCGGAGTTTTGCATAGAACGTCGGGTCAATGAGAAGAACCTTCTCTCCGTCAATGTCCTCACCGAACTTAGTAAGGGCATCTGCAACACCGTCAACCGGAGATTCGGAAGAAGCGATCGTGTGTGTCAGAGCAGAAACGCCATCCATAGCTTCAAGAAGTCTGCGCTCAACGCCGTCGTTGATGGCAAGCAGAATCTCGCGTGTAGCCTCGTCAGCCGCATTGTTCTGATAGCCGGAAAGCAGAGCCTCGTCTGTGATCTCGACGCCCTTTCCGATCTTTGTAACTTTTACTCTCTTTGTGGTTGTTCCGAGTTTTGAAATCGGAATATCCTGCCCTTCACCTACGATCGGTGCGGAACCGATGAACGGGGAGTATGCCGGAAGTGTAAGTTCATCACCGTCTCTGCCCTCAAGCGTTCTGTCGATTGTAGCAAGCGGAGAGAATCTGATTCTGTCGATAAGTTTCTGGTCGATATAATCCGCGAGAACCTGCGGATCAATAAGATTTGCAAGCATTGTTGCGTTAGCTGAAGCTGGCATAGTAAATCTCCTATGTGTGTGAATAAGTTTATTTGTTTAGCGGCCTACGAGCCGTTCATAAACATCCGGTGACTCTCTGCGGAGTTTTGATCGTTCCATCATGTTCATCTTCTCGAACTGCTCTTTGGTAACGCCGTGATTACCTGTTCCGGCATTAACGTCTGGACGCGACTTGAGCCATTCGCTTTCCTTGTTTTTGATGATTGCGTTCGTTGCTTCTGTCTGTACCGCAAACAAAGCGTCCGTATCACCGTCGTACATAGCTTCGGCGGCTTTCTGAGCAAGGTCTTCTGTGTAGCCCTGTGTCATGTACTGACGCACGTACTTAGCAATCTGATTTTCTCGGAGCAACTTGTTGAACTGTTCTTCCCTTGCCGCTTCTGCTTCGGCTTTTTCTTCCGATGCCTGTTCCTGTGCGGAAAGTGTTTCGCGGTACTTCTTCTTCCAATCGGCGGCTTCGCTTGCGTTCTTATCGGAAGTCTTTTTGAGTTTGGCGACTTCCTTCATAAGTTCCTGTACCTGTGTTGTCAGTTCCGCGTTCTTAGCGGCAACATCAACTTCGGGAGTCTCAGTTGTTTCCTCTGCGGAAGTGTTCTCAAGATTCTTGTTGTCCTGTGTTTCTGCCATAAAATTTCTCCTGCGATTTCCGTCTTCTCTGACGTTGCTCTCTCTTCCGAGCAATAAAATTAATTTGCGTTTTTGTCCGTGCTTCTCTGCACGTTTCCGTTGCGAATTTTGTAACGCGACTTCTCTGCCGCATATAAAAAAGAGACATGCGCTAACATGTCTCTGCTTAACTGAATGTGAGCCAACAACGGCATCCCGACGTTTCTTCGGGAGCGTCAACTTCGGGGTCTCGCGGAACCATCATTTCAACACCGCCAACCGAGAACGCTTTATCAAGCGGAACGGTTTTTCCGTCAACCGCCCTGTGCGTATCTCTTACCGCCTTGTCGCCAACCGTATGCCATGTTTTCTTAGACTTTCCGAAACCAAACGCCTCTTGCAGTTCGTCATAACCGCATAGAGCATTGGACTCGTCTTCTCCGATAAGTGTTGCTCTGTCTTCCGACAGAAAGTAAGCATCCTTGTCTTTGTTCCGCATGGTCGATTCGTGAATCTGTTTGGAGATTCTGTCGGCGTATGCGTGGTACACAGCTTCTACGTTCTGTTCCGTTGTTTTCGCTATGATAAAAGCGTCTTCAATAAGTTCCGCGATGGAACTTCTCAGTAACTCCGTTGCCGGTTCGTCTAAATAGCCGTATTCCGCATAATCATCTATGAAATGCATGTACTCAAGAAGTGCATCCCTGTACTTCCGAGCGACTTCAATCCGTTTCTGTCTGCGTTTCCGACTAATGCGCATCGGATTGTAGTATTCCTCAATCGGTTCGGAACGACGTTTCTTTCCAAGTGCGTTCAGTTCATCGAATGAAAGGACTGACATTTATGCAATCACCCCTTCACGTTCGGACTGTTTTCGACTTGATCTGATTCGTCTTGCCCTAACCGTTCACTGTTCGGTGCTTCTTCGTCTGAACCGCCGTCACCCGTGTTGGAATTGCCCTTGCGATACCATCCGTAACCGTTATATCCCGTGTTCGTATTGCCTTTATTGACAATCGACTCAATGTACTTATCGAGATATTCCTTTGAGTCAAGGTAAACCTGCTGTGGGTCGCTAAATGCGTTCATAGCAATGAGCAGATGTTTCGGATGAATAGCATGTGAGATACCCGTTGCAAAGAAGTTCATCTTCGACACAAGTTCGTAGTTCTTCTGACGCTTGATAGACGGTTGAACATCCATAAAGAGCAGTTCAAGCATCGGATTGTCGGACTCGATATCGGGAGATACCTTGATTGCCTCAAGAACGACTTCGACCTCTTCAAGTTTTGCCGATTCCATGAACAACTGTTCTTTGTTCGCGGAAGACTCAGCCGCGTCCCAACCAGAGGCAGCCGACGTAGCGATACCCGTTGAATTGGAACTGTCACCCCTTTGCGGAACGGAACATTTCTGTAATATGAGCGCACGTTTTGAAAGGATATTCTGTAACTGACCGTTGTAATCGGCATTGACTACAAGTGGTTCAATCTTCGGGTCTTTTCCATCCCTTGTCGTGCTTGTCTCAATCCAATCTCCGTTTTCTGGATGTGAAACAACTGTGACTTCGTTGCCATCTTTGTCGATAACGGTCTCTTCGGGAAACTCTACGTTGTTCGCCCACCATACAGAATTGACGGCTTGACCGACTTGATTTGATAAATCCGACCAAAGCTGATTTAATTCAAGCATTTCGTCAATCTGCCGTTCAAAACATCCCATTCTGTCTGACGATCTTTCCCATTCGATAATCGGGATTAGTCCAAGGGGGTTTTTCTGACCGTTATAGGCACGTTCCGACCATGTATAGTTGTCTGCGGAATACGTCGTTGTCTCAACACCTTCCAACGTGTAGATGGAGTCAATCTCGTACCGCGTCGTAGGCGTAAATGCCGTAATGTGGAAGTTGCCCTTCGTGTCAGCGGAATACGTGACACCGAGCATTTTTCTGTGACCGAGATAGCTTGAACGGACGATGTATGCGTACCGTGGGTCTAACACGTCGTAGGTGTAGTAGGACTTACCTTCTCGCCAGTCGCGGGCAATGTCTACAAACGTGTAGCCGATACCGCCAATCTCAACGAATCTTGCAAGTTCCTGTTGTTTCTTGCCGAGTAATTCCGCTGAGTAACACTCATTCAGACGAGTAATACCCTTGTTCTCGTTCTTCTTACCGGAGTCCTTCTCACCACGCGACACAAGCGTTATCGGATTGCCCCAAACGAAACTTGTCTTGAATTCCGTAATCTCGTTTGCGACGTTATCTATGCATTTGGAGTCAATCTCTTTCCGCGTCACTTTCTTGCGTAGTTGCGGTTGGAGTCCGGCTTCAAAATTAAGCAGGTAATCAATCCGAGCAGAATTCCCAAGATGTGCCGGAAATGTCTCGCGCAAAACCTTTATGATATTGTCATTGTTTATATCGCGTTCGTCGGTATAGATAACCGCACGACCAATTCCGTCACCTAATCTCATTTACAGAAACCTCTTACCGCCCGATGTATAAATATCCGAAACCTCAAAAAATGTCTTTACATGACCGTCGCCGTTAAAGTGATTGACCGTACCGCACTTCCGGCACTTGAAAGACTTATTGATTTCGGAATTCCGTTCAACCTTGCAAAGTGTTCGCATACAACCTTTGCATCGAATTAATCTGTATTCCATGTCAATGCCAAAATAAAAAGCACTCCGTCAAATGTGGAGTGCTTGTGCCTATTCATTATTTCGATGTATCTCAGTCTAAAAATATCACCAATTTTCGTGACAAACGTGACAGTTTCAAAAAATTTCAAAATTCTCGTTGCAAGAACCGTGAAAACGACTTCTTTACCGCATCTTCGGTATATCCTGCTCCCATTTTCTTCGCAACTTCCGACCATTGCAGACGGTTTATGCATCGGAAATTTATTATTCGGCGTATCTGTGGGTCTTTCAGCCGGTTAATGAATTCCTGCACTTGAATTCGCTCATTGTCAAGCATCGTTACCCGAACGACAAGGGTATCGCGTTCGCTCTGCAAGCAAAGACGCTTGTTTCCGAGAATGATTTTTAGGCGGTTGTATTCCGGTATCGGAACGCCCTCTATGACAAAGCCTTGCCAACCACCTTCACCGCCGTACACTTTGTCGGCAACCGTTTCGCCCTCTTCAATGTCACGGAGCTGCTTTTCGATTTTTCTTATGTCTGCTTCGATTTTCTTGATTGCCGCCGTAGTCTCTCCCACTTCGTCAATCAGTTCGCAGTAATGCAGTAAGGATTCTTTATTCATCTGAACCGACCACCCTTTGTAACTCTCGTAACTGTTGTGTATGGATTCTCACAAAACATAGATAGCTGTGTAAGACTGTCAACCGCATCATCGTGAGGATTCTTGCCGACCGTAACAAACATACAGACTTCCGACATAGCACGTTGGTAGTCTGCACTACGTTCGTGTTGGACAATTCCGAGCCGTTTGTTGTTCTGCCTCTGTTCTTCCGCGAGATGATGTTCGTCGAGAAAGATGAAGTTCCGCTTAATGTCGCCGGCATATGCATTGATTTTTGCCATCTTCTCCATTGTGTTCGGGGCGCGACGTGCCGTACATGAGCATTTGTAGCCTTGATTACGCAGTTCTTCGTCAACGTATTGGCAGTACATATCACCGCCCGTATTAGCTTCAAAGCGGATATTCCGTATCTCATTTCCCATGATTCGACCTACGACCATCGGAATCGTAAGTTCCTTCGCCGCCGTCGAGAAAACCCAATCGAAAATGTAAACGTCGCCGTTATCGTATTCGCGTCCTATCGGCATGGATAGTGAGTCACCTCCACCGAACGCAACGTCAACAACCGCCACGATACGTGAGTCACCTTCCGGCAAAATACCGTTGAAGTAGCGCAGTTCCTCTTTTGGGAACAGAAGACCTTCTCTCACGAATGGTGCTTGCTGATATTTTGCGAACCACTCAGCCGAGTCAAGCCGTTCGCGCATTTCACGGTAATATTCCGTAGAAAAACCGTTATACTCATAGTCGAAATTGGATTCGTCTGTTATCGGGTCAAGTGCAGGTATTCTGCGGAACTTGTAATCCGGTCTGTCGCCGTACTGCAACCGCATTCTCTCTAACGGATCAAGTACAGACCAAAGCGTTCCGACCATTAAGACCTTTGCTCCGTCGTTCATACGGTCAAACATCTTATTGAGCATTTCTTGATAGGTGTTTTCCATTCGTATAGGTGACAGCGAATGTTCCCTATCGCGGATCAAGTCGTCTACGTACAGATAACCGTCATGTGAAATGTCGATAGCACCCGTCCATGTTCCGTCAATACCTCGGCATGTGATTGTTGCGAATCTGTCCGGCATATCGAACGTCAAGGTATATTCGTCAGCGGATTTATCACGCAAACAAACGTGTCCAGGATGCATACGTTCATATATCTCTTGAAAGTTGTACTCTTCTGTAGTTGTGAGATTCAGAAGTTCTTTGTAGAAGCCTTTCGCAAGAACACCGCTGTGACCGCCCATTGCGCTATGACTGTTCGGGTGCTTACAAGCTATCCAATCAAGAAAGAAAATACATGTTGTGCTCTTTTTCGTTCTTGGCGGCATAGACAGTCCGTAGAAGCGATACTTTCCGTCCTCAAGGTCTTGCAAATCATCTACGACCGGACGCAAGGTTTTTCTACTCGGCTCGTAGTACCGCTTCTCATATGGTCTGTCCTTCTCCATGTAGAGAATGAAGCTGAGGAAAAGGTACTTCGTTTCAAAAAGAAGGAACTTCTCGTACATATCGCCGTAGTGACCGTCGCAAGTTTCGATATTCCAATGCATAGCCTTGTCACGGCAGAAAAACGACATTTGCATCCAGAAATCGCGTTCCGTCAATGTACGGTCAATCTCACCCTCACTCTCGGCTTGATACATAAGCGAAAGCATATCTTCAAGCGATATTAAATCCGGCTCACTTGTCTTTATGAAATCTCTGATTAAGATTGCCGTGTTCTGTCTGTCAGTCAGCGACATAAAAAAAGAGCGACCCCCTTTCCGATAAAATCAAAAAAGAAAGTCGCTCTTGACTTTGTTCATCTTCCGCACACTACGCGAATGACCGTAAAATATCAGTTTTTAATTGTCTTTCGCACTTCGACGATTTTGAGAAAGTCACCCGTAGTTTTCCGCAACTCAACGTCATGTCCTTTTGCAAGAATCGACGCGATCACGCGAATATGATTCGATATTTCCTTCTCAAGTTTCTGTTCGGTAAAATTCATTTAGACCTCTTGAATTTACAACTAATAATCGTGCCTTTCGCATAAAGACGTTCACGACGCATCGTTACTTGTCACCATTCCGAAAAATGCTGTCTTTCATGGACAATCCGAAAATCCCCACGGGCATTGTTTAGTGTTCCGGCAAGGAATCGAACCTTGCAGTTGTCGCTCCATAGGGGTCTTATCGACAATTCTCCCCTGCGCTTTCGGAGTGCGTCTACCCATTTCGCCACGGAACACCGATAGCAGGAGCGAGATTTGAACTCGCGTCTCAAGACAGAAGTCTTGCGAGATAGACCGACCTACTCTATCCTGCATGAATGTTATGGGAGTTTTTACGGTACTCCCATGAACCGTCAATCAGCACCGATATTGGCAACGACGACGCGACTGAGAAGAAAGAAAGTAAAAAACATTGTATCGCTAAGAAAATACACCAATAGCGACAAACCCCTCTCAGAACATTTGAAGTTCTTTCGCCCTAATTTTGATAAGGACTGCCACTCACCATTAAAGTAGCACACAGCCTTTCGCCGTAAGAGGGGAAGGATAAGACCATGGACAATAAATGAACAACGCGAATGAGAAAAAAGATAAAGGCATTCGCGTAACGATGGCACATGCCACGAATCGAACGTGACTTTGACCGTCAGGAGTGCCTATTTCTTAAATCCGTCCGGTAGAACCGACTCCACCGCGATTTGCATTTCCGAGAACGTCAACAGTCTCGATTTCAACGTCTTCTTGAATCTTCTGAATACGGAACTGACAGATACGCTCATTCTTCGGAACAAAGGTATTTCCGATAAGACACACAGCCGGAAATCTCCAAATATCGTCGTCACCGCAATATGCATTGTCGATAAGCCCGACACTGTTTGCAAGCAGAATTCCGTACTTCTTGAAAGTTGAACTCCTAGGAATGACGACAGCTTCATAGCCCTTCGGCAGCTCGATACTGACTCCGAGAGAAATCAGCTTATATTCACCGTGTACCATGTAAACATCTTCCGCACAACGTAAATCAATCCACTCACCTTCATGTGCGGCGCGAATAGGATCAATGTCGGTATGGTACTTGACTTTAATCTTCGGCATCTGTGTTTGTCTTCCCTTCCGCAACCGCCATTGCCAACTGCTTTGCAAATGTTTCAATAAAAACTTTTGCAAGTTCATCATCTGCTGAGACAGTCTTCTGAACTCTCTGCGACATAATCCCTTCTAACTTTTCGGCAAAGTCCTCAAATGCACATGCAACGGTAATCTGTTCGCCCTGTGTAAGCGACTCAAGGTCAACAGTTTCGCGGAATCTCTTGATTATCGCGTTCGCCTTGTTGATACGATTAAGGTCAATCACTCTTGGCTTCACTTTTTACTCTCCCTCTCGATTTCTCTGTTGATATACCACGCTGCTTTCTGCAAATCCTGTAACTTCGTGTTGCCGTCCTTGTGACCGGCGCGACAGATATACTTCACGGCACTTCCGAGACTGAAATCCAAATTCCAATCCTCAATTACATCTATCGCTTCGATATTTCCGATATTGTAATGTGATGGGTGGTCGATAACATTTTCACCTACCGCCACAACTGTTCCATTCAGAGTCCTTGTTTCCTCAATCAATTCCCAATATCCTCTCCGACACGTAAACGGCAATTTCGCGATTGCTCAAATTCTCACCGCGCATCTCTTTTACGGCAGTTTCCGTACTGGCAATGAAAGCAGCCTTAAAATCCGCGTCGGTCTTATATGCTTCAACAACCAACGCACATGCATTGGCAAGTTCCGTAGAGTCAATCAACTTGTGATACCCCTTTTTTAAATTTTTAAAATTTTTTGGAGTCAGCCAATTCCGATACAAGCAATATCCTTCATGCTATATATCGCAATCCACTGTTCACCGCGTTTGACAACGAAATAACCGTCAACATAGTCGTAGCCGGTAAATCTCTTGCGCGGAATGACAGCTCGTCTTCCGGACTTAAAGAACAGCCTTATGCCGTGCTTTTTCGGACTGTACTCTTTCTCGACCTTTCCGACAAGAATCTTAGAAACGATATCCATGTTGTAGAGAGCAATCCATTCCTGCTTACGAATGACCGCGAAATTCCCGTCAAAGTATTCGTAGTCGTCATACAGCTTTTGCGGAACAACATCTTGCTTTCCGTCAATGAAATGAATTCTCAGCGTTTCTTTACGCTTCTTACTCATAGTTTTCTCCCGTCAACTTCCGGTAATATTCACCGCGCCTGTCTTCCGAACATGAACCGCGCTTGATTGTCAATGCTCTGCCGTTACAGATCAAGTCGCATGAATTGTTCATCATGTGAATTCCGGCTTCAAAACCTCGCATACGCAGTTCCGTATAGAAGTGGATGCAGAAGTCTTGAAACTGAGCCTCGTTCATCTCCATAAATCGTTACCCCTTTGTGGCACAAAAAGGTATCACAACTTTAGCCTAAAATCAAGACTCGATTTTTGGTAAATTTCCGACCACAAAATAGGCATACTTGCGTTACCCAATTTTAGAGTAATTTCAACGCCAAAAACAGTAGCAATCCGTATAGCATAAACAGTAAACCCCTAAGACTGAAAAGACAAAGAATTGTAGCGTAATAAGGCTAAGAGTATTAAAGATAAATAACTTTCTCAGAGTAATATTTAAATAACTATAAAACCATTAAAAGTAATATATCTAAATACCGTAAGTCTAAGTGCTATTTAAATATAAATAATTTAATAATATTAATATTTATCCTAAAGTCTTTAAGCAGTATAGTAAGTCGCTAAAGGTCAGAGAAGGCCGTTTTTATAAAAAATATACTTAGGGGGTTCCCCCGCGCCGAAAAGCCGATGCATGTACCCCCGTACCCGTCACGGCATGAAAACAACAGTTCCGAACCGGAAAAGCCAGGAACGACAAACGAGCGAATTTGTAAACAATTTACACAAGTTGATTCATCTTTTCGTTAAACCATTGTTTAGCGAATAGTTGAACATTCACCGATTGCGAAACTCCGCATAAAATCAAGCAATTTCAGCGTTCGCTATTGCATGGAATTGATACACAATTCTAACGCCCTAAAACGGCGATTCATGCCGAAGTTGTCTGTCAATTATCGCTGTTTTCGGCACTGTCAGCTAATCGCGCTCTATATCTTTCCGCGATCTGTTGCGGACTTTCGGACGTGACAACGTGCTTGATTTCTCTTGAACTGCCTGGAAGATTCCAACCCTTTTCGTGATTTAATACCGCCAAAATCCCGATATTTGGACGGTTGCCGGAAATCAAAAGGTCAGACAAGGACCGTTCGCGTTCTGCATCAAGCGTTTTGAAAATGTCGTTATATTCCGAGTTTAACCTTGTTCTATTTCCCCAATCATATACAACACTCCTAGAAATTCCAATCATACTACAAAAGCTATATATATTTATTGCTTTTCCGTATAAATCACATAAATATATATAATACTCTAATAATCCATTTAATAAATCTATATCATTTATATCTATACATGAGTTACTTTTATATCTATTATCTTTATTTGCTTTAAATACATGCTCATAGATATATTTCAGTAAAGCATTAAATCTGTTTTGAGATTCTTTAACAAGATTATCAATACCGTATTCTTGACAGAAATCATATATACAGTCCTCTACACGGTTTTTAATATAATCCATATCGTCAAAGGCATATACTGCCTTGTTATCTTCCATCATGCCGGAACATCCCCCCGTAAAATTTCTGGGATTGTAAGCCCTGGACACTTTGAAAGTCAAGATACACGCTTCTATCCGTCCGATGATCACGGCGACCGTTAAGAGCTGCACCATGGTTTTCAAGTCTATCATGCCGGAATGCTTCAGAGCCGACGACATAAGCGGCCACGGACGACGCAAGGACCGAGCAACCGCGCCCAATGTCCGAAAAATAGCTTTTTCAGTGTCCATCATGCCGGAATTTCACAAAATCCGAGAAAATACAAGGACACCAAACGCACAGAACGCCGTTGTGAAGCCGTAGAAGCCCGTTGGCGCGATTTTTAAGGCTTTAGGGTAGACTTATATAGCCTAACACGAAAAAACGCCTTGTAGAGCCTTCTACAAAGCGTTGTGCAAAATCAATATTGTTTCCGGCGACGCTCTCACCGATCACGGCAGCGCGAAAGCATCAGCGGAA